ATGCCCAACCCCGAAACGGGTAGCACAAAGCCCGGCCAGAGTTTCTATCCAAAGAATGCCATGGAAAAGAAGTACGAGCGCTGGATGAGTACTGATGAGGTTTCCGAGCGGCTGAAGATTCCACCCAAGACGCTAGCGAACTGGGCTTCCTTGGGGAAGGGTCCACGTTTCGCGAGAATCGGCCGCTTTCGCCGGTACAGGCTGAGCGACTTGATCGCTTGGGAAGAGGCTCTGCCGACCCGAGGCGGCAACCTGCAGGAACCGAATGGCGACTACCGCAAGGCCGCCTGAATACGAGACCGCCAGCCCGCGGAAGGAGAATAGACATGGCCCAGGTCTCGTTGGAACCCGGAGCTTTGCCTCCGAAGGATAAACTCAATCCTGTCAAAGGCAAAGATGGATTATGGCGACTCACTCGGATTAGACATCGCTCCCATAGCGGCGAATACGTGAAGACCAGCGCTGTCGGACGAACTCGCCGAGAATGTCTGGACGAGTGGGAGCAGGCGTTCAAGAGGAATGTTCATAAGGGTTCGAAGCGCAAGCGCACGAGCAAACGGCGACAGTTTAGCGCCACTGACAAAATGGGCGAAGTGTTCGCCGAGCTCGATGCCCAGTACAAGGCCAGGGTGGATGCAGGCAAGATGTCCCAGGATACGTACAACAATTATCGATGCTATATCTATCCACCAGCGAAGAACGCGAAGCGTAGCAAAAATCCCGATTAGTTCAAACTCGATACAGAGATGGGCAGCCTCAGCATCGCCGAAGTCGCTGATGCCGCTTGGATCGCCGATTACTTGGACGAGGTCGCCGACAGTGCGCCCAGCGTTGCCTATCATCAGCACCGCCAGTTGTGCTCCGCTTTCAAGATCGCGGTACTGGGCAAAGGCATAGAGGCCAGCGCCAACCCGATGCCCTATGTACCTCGACCGAGTATGGATGATGCGACGCCTCGACCGCTCAGTCCCGAAGAGCAACGAGGCGTGCTGGAGCGCATCGATACATGGCTGAGGGATGGACGTGGCGAGGCCCGATATCTGCGAACGCTCTACCTGCTATTGCTGGGTACCGGCATGCGGCCCGGCGAAGGACTGGCGCTTCGTTGGTGCGACATTGCCGAAGAGCAGTTCGACGGGACTACTCGGTCAGTGCTGTACGTCGGAGCCACGATCAGGTGCAAGTCCGAAACCGGCCCGTACCGGAACCCGCACCGCAAGAGCGGGAACGAATACAGAGTGATACTTCCCGATTGGCTGGCGGACGAACTGGCGAAGGAGAAGGCGCACGCCTCTCCCGCCTCGGAATATCTGCCTGTCCTACAGGGCCCGCGGAGTACGACTGGATCATGGGTCAGCGTGTCCAACGCTCGCATCTCCGTCTACGCAATGCGGAGGGGAAGTCAGTTCGCCACGTTCCGACTTTCGGACCTGCGCGACACAGTGGCCACTCACGTCGCCACGGTCACTGGGGATGACGAGCGGGCCAGCGCCCAGCTCGGACACCTGGACGGCAACAAGTCGATGGCGCAACGTCACTACATTCACCAGGGCATTCGACGCATGGTGGCGGTCGACAACGCGGACGTCCTGGAACTGCTGAACCCGTTCAAAATGGCACCAAAGTGGCACACCGGGGCCTAGTTCAGCAGCTCACAACCCGCTGACCAGCGGAAACGGTCAATCCTTCTTCATCATCTCGTAGATGTACCGGAACCGGCCTGAGCAGCGGCGATGCGAACAAGAATCCCGCTGAGCTGGAACTATACGTTCACTGCATATCCCCCGTTCTAACGCGTTTTCCCGCCACTTCCCCGAGATTCGAGTGTCATCGTGACACTCAACTTCTCACGCGAGAACCCGCAGGTTCCCGCCGTCACCACCCGATACCGCCTACAACCCGCAGACACAACACCCCTCCGAGGCACAACAGCAGCAAACACACAGCCACTCGCAGAGGCTACCCGGTTAGCGCTATAGTTCGAACCTATGTTCGACAACGGCTCTACGGGCACACCCTCGATACGCCGCCATGTCGACCCGCCCCGCCCCGTCACCGTCGACATCAGCAAAGCCCTCCCCTCCGGCGGCACCCGCTTCGCCGCCAACAGCCTGCCCCTCCACGTCCGCGCCGAAGGACTCGACCTCTCCGGGCTACGCCCCGGACTGCTCTACGCCTGGGCACGCACCACCACCGGCGGCTGGCTCGGCTTCGTCCAAGTCACCATCACCACCGGCAACGGCCGCGACAAACTCACCCTGCGCCAATGGTTCCCCGAATCCGCGCTCAGCCCCCGCCAGGACACCCCATGACCGTCCACCGCGCCGACGCCATCCTCGGACTCGTCATCGACATCATCGACGACAGCCACGGCACCTTCACCGCCCGCGAGATCACCCGCGCGACCCGACCCCTGATCGACCCGCCCCCGACCCTCGACGAGGTCGCCACGGTACTCGACATGCTCGCCCACCCCGACATCGCCGGAATCAGCGCACGAGGCGACGGCACTTTCGAACACGTCCCCGGCGTCGACATCGTCGAACTGCTCTGGCAAACGCTCAACGACGACGAGGACAGCTACCGGTTCCTCGCTGAGGTAGACGACCGCTACTAGCCGGTCGAGCACCGTGGCTCAACCCTATTGCGAGCAGCCGCATTGAAGCACGCGAGAAGGGGCCTACGGGTAGGCTGCCGTACCCAAAGGGGCAGAGTTCTGCATGACTTCCATCGAAGGAAGCGAAACGCAATGGACGGCGATCAGATCCGTTCCGCACGGAAAGCTCGCGGCTGGTCTCAAACCGCACTCATGGGGGCACTGCGTACCCTCGCTGTGCGGAAAAACGTCACGCTCATGGGTCCCGATAGCCTGCGGGTCGCGTTGAGCCGGTGGGAGAACAATCACACGACACCTGACTCCCCCTACCGCGAGTTGCTGTGCGAAGTCCTGGAGCTGACCACCGAGGACTCGCAACCGGTAGTCGAATTCGACCAGCCGACTGACGGCTCGCTGTTCGCGCTTCTCGCTCACCACACCGACAGCCTGCGCCTGCTGGACCGCAAGCTGGGCGCCCCGGCGGTTCGTGCCCAAACCTCCAGCCACGTCGCCGCCCTTGAAGATCTGTGGCGTCGCAGCGTCGGCGCGGACCGGGCCGATGTCGCGCGAGCACAAGCCGACACTGCCGCCCTCGCGGGATGGCAGGACTTCGATTGCGGCGACACACACAACGCCGCGAAGCACTACGCACTCGCACGAACATCAGCGTCACGGTGCGGCGATGCGACACTCCTTGCCCACGCTATGGGCGAACAAGCCGCTATCCTCGCCGAAATCGGCAGGGCCGATACAGCATTCACCGAGGTGATCCGCGCGGAGAAGCTTCCGGCGCTGCCACCGCTGCTGCGATCCTGGCTCGCAGCCACACGTGCCCAGGTGGCTACTTACCTGCCCGATGGAGCCGCAATCGCCCACTCCGCACTGCACGCAGCCGAGACCGCCCTCGCCCACGTCCAATGCGGCGATGACGCCTCCCTGCCGTATCTTGCCCTCGATCCGGTTCACCTCGAACGATGGAAAGGACATATTCTCGTTCGCCTCCAAGATCCCGCCGCAGCACGGATCACAGAGCAGGCCATGCAGGCATTGCCCGGCGACTTCGTCCGCGCAGGATCAGCGCAACTGCTCGACCTCGCCGAAGCAGCAGCGACGAGGCGAGAACTCGACGAAGCAACAGCGCTGCTCGAGCAGGCCGATGCCCGGATCAGCGTCGTGAAGTCAGCCCGCCTCAAAAGGCGTCACACACTCTTGTCCCGGCGAGTCGAACTCGCGACCGCGCGCCAACTGTAGGGCAGCGAGCATTCCCACAGCCGTACCGGCACCCATCAACTCGCCTCGCGCTAGAAGGTCCACGGCCTCGTAGACGGGCACCCACACGAGCCGTCCGGCTTCCTCCGCGTCGGTCGGCGTGTTCACTTGGCGTGGGTGGTCGGCGATGAAGACGTAGTGCTTGCTCTGAACAAGCCCCGGCATCGGCTCCAGCTCAGCCACGAGAATGAACGTCTCCGCTTCGAAACCGGTCTCCTCGAGCAGTTCCCGTCGTGCGCATGCCTCGGGGTCTTCCTCCGGGTCGACGATGCCGCCGGGAGACTCCCAACCGACCTGATCAATGATCCAGCGGTGACGCCGCACCAGCAGTACACGCTCATGGTCGTCGATCAGCATCACGGTAGCGACGGTGTTGAGTTGCACTGAGTGGTGCGACCGCGTCATGCCGTCGGGGGCCGTGATGCTGTGGCGTTTGACGTGCAGCCACGGGCTGCCGTCGTAGACCGTCCGCTCGTCGTGAACGTGCGTACGCGGCGGTTCGAGCATGCTTCTCACGGTACAGGCGATCTTGCTACGGGTTGCTACGTTCCGCCCGGTGCCGCGGCCGTCGACGCTGACTGCATGTCATGCGCACTCGACGACCCGGGATCGAGCCCGGATTGGTGCACCGCCTATAGGCGCTGCGGTCTGCCCGCCACGGTGCGAGATGGGCTCGTCGAAGTGATCACCGACGACTGGACGTCTGTCCTGGTACTGCCGGATCGGCTAGCACGGAGAGTGTTCGAGACAACAGCCACCGGGCCGGTGCTGGTACGGCCCCGAAACGGGGTGCTGCCTCCGCGTTGGCGGTTCTTCACCTGGATTGACAAAGACCCTAGCTACGAAGTCGTATACCGGCTGATTCGCGTCGGCGGGTTCATCGCCGACCGTGGCACGCCGATTGTCCTGCCAACCAACTTGCGTTCGCGCATCTACTGGGCACGTCTGCCCGAACATGACCTTCCCGCGCTGTCGGCGCTGATCGCGACCGCCTTGGACGCGGCGACACGCCCCTCCGGTGACACCGAGAGGTGACCGGTCATGCGATGCGAACCGCCTTCTCTGCCGACGCAGCATGAACTTCTGCTGGCCCTCTATGGGACGCCGGTCGACGACGAACCGTTGTGCTGGCACGCCCTTGAACTGAGGAAGCTCCATGCGCGACGACGGCGTGAATCAGATGGAGCCCGCGAATTCGACCACCAGCGCGCGGAACTCAGGGCATCAGTGGACCAGTGGGCAGCCACCCACCTGCCGCCACTGCCGCCCAGCGGTGCGGGCGAGTCGTTGGGCGTATTCATCGACCGCCTGTCCGAGGCCGCCGCCAATGCCTTCCATTTGCTGATGACCGAGGACCCCGGCAGCGACACCGTGCACGCCGCCTGGACGCGTCTCGCCGAACTCGAAAACGCCTACAGCGACCTCACCGACGACCTCGCCCGCGGCTGGCGCCGACTCCCCCACACCGAATGCGACACCACCGAAAGGAGCCTCACCGAATGACCAACGAGGACAACACCTCCGAGATCTCGACACCCACCCCGGCACTGCAAGCCCTGTTCCAGGCAGCCGTCGAACTCGCCGCCGCCGCAGGCACCCACCAGGTCGGCCCTGAACACCTGTTCCTCGTCTGGCACAACAACCCCGGCGTCTTCCCGGCAGAACCACTGCGCGCCATGGGATTCGACCCCGTCGCCATCCTCGAACACCTCACCACAGCCGTCTCCGATATGACGCCCTGACCACTACGCCGAGCCACGCCTCCTCCAGAAAGGCAAAGAAATGTCTCTTACCACCGACGAACAGTTCCTCACAGCGTGCTCCACCGAGAACATCGACCCCCACGACGCCGAACAACGCATACGCACTGGAACGCTCGTCTTCCCCCGATGCTCAACCAGCCGCCACAGCAGCGCCTTCACACCCATCCTGATCGGGTCCGGCACCCGCGCGAAAGTCACCGCATTGATCGGGCTGGGACCCCGCGACACCGACCGGGACGCGATCACACAGACAACGAACGTCATCCTCGCTGCCCGTCCCGACGCGATCATGGACCTCACCACCAATCCGGCCGGGATCGCATTGCGCCGCGAGCTCAAAGACATCGTCAACGTCCCCCTGGCCGCATGCCTCACCTACGACCTGTTCACGAACCCCCGTAAAAGGCTGTCGCGCAATGAATTTCTCGACCGATTCGAGAACGGTCTCGCTGGCGGCCTACTCGACTTCGTCCTCATCCACATCGGCATGACACCTGCCCTCGCCGACCGCATGGCGCGCTCCGACCGTGTCATGCCGACCACGTCACGAGGCGGCGGCCTCATCGCCCGCTACATGCGGCTCCACCACTGCGAAAACCCGCTGATCGAATACCTCGACGGCATCATCGACATCTGCCGCCGCACCGGCGTAACCCTCGACCTCGGAGACATCTTCCGACCCGGCTGCGCCCACGACGCCGGCGACGATCTGAAATGGGCCGAAATCCAGCTGCAAGCCGAACTGCGCAAAGAACTCCTGCGCGGCGGCGTGCAGGTGCTGTGCGAGACCGGCGGACACATGCCCCTGCACCGCATCCCAGAACTCATCCCCGCCTACAAGGCAGCGTTGGGCGGTGCGCCTCTGTGGCTGGCCGGGCCGATGGTGATCGACAACGCCGTCACCCTCGACGACACCGTCAACACACTCGGCATCCTCACCGCCGGACAACACGGCGGCGACATGTTCGCCTCCATCACCCACAACGAGCACTACGCCATGCCCACCGCAGCCGATACCGCCACGGCCCTGCGGATGGCACGCGTCGCGATCACCGCCCTCGAGGTCGCCCGCGGAAACGACTCCGAGACCGCCCAGCAACACCGCATGAGCGTCGCCCGCCGCGCCAACGCCTGGACCGTCCAAGCCGACGAAGCCCTGTACCCCGACCTCGCCAACCAGGTGTTCATCCAACACGGCCTCAAAGAAGGAGCCCCCTGCACCATCTGCGGCCAATTCTGCCCCCACGTGATCACACCCAAGAAAGCCTCGATCAACACGGAGACCGCCGATGCCCACGAACACTGACGCCCTGGCCCGCCGCATCACCCGATGCCACCCACAAACCGCCGCCGTCGCCCAGATCGGACGTCGCGTCGCCGACGAACTGCTCAACCTTGGGGCGATGGTCCCCGCCGACGACTGGCTGATCATCGGCGGATCACTGGCGCGCGGAGAACCGACCTTCATCCCCCACGGCGGCGACCTGATCCTCGGCAGCGATATCGACTGCATGTACGTGCACTACGGCGACGAACCATCGATGCCTGTCGCCGACCTCGTCACCGTCGCCGAGAAGACATTCCCGCACGTCGACATGATGACCATGCCGCTCGCCGATTACCGCGCGCTGGGCACACTGCTCGGATTCGATGTGAAGAACATTGGGCTGTCCGTCACCGACCGCGGGCTTCCCCCACACGACAGCGTCCAGCTCGAGTTGCCCCGCGACGCCTACGAGAACCTGCTCTACTACACGCAAGCTTGGTTCTGGTCACGATGCACACAGCGCTGGCTCACCGGCCCTGATGCCGACTTCCACCGCACCGTCAGTCGGCTGTGCGTGAAAATCCTGCGCTCGACAGCCATGCTCGACGGTGCGTACTGTCACCACGACCTGCACAAGATGCCGACGAACGTGGCCGAACGGATGCGCAGCGAACTCGCGTGGCGTGCCAACCCAACCCAGCCGCCCATGAACCCAGGCCGATTCTGGTCCTACCTCGCCGACGCCTTCGACCGATTCGACACCGCCTACGGCTGCGTCCACACCGACGCCATCACCGGCACCCGATACTCACGCAGCCTCCACGGCCACATCATCGCTGGCCACCACCAACGCGTCCACCGACTCGCCCGACACCTCGCCTACACCTGGCTGGCCTCACCGGACCCTCACCAGTTGGCTAATGTCATGCGTCAAGTGTGGGACTCGGTCACCGGCTGGACCGGGACCATCCCGCACGAAGGGCCGGAAGACTACTTCGCAGCCCACCAGCGTGAGATCCACGACCATCTACTCGAGATGAAAGTGCGCACATGAAACTGCTGGCCACCGGGGGCGCAGGCTACGTCGGCGCGACCGTGACACGACTGCTGCTCGACGCCGGACACCAGGTCACCGTTATCGACGACCTGTCCCGCAACGACGCCACCCAAATCCCGGCAGGCGCCGAATTCAAGCAGTTGCGCGTCCACGACGTCGCACAGGTCCTCACCCCCGGAGCCGGATTCGACGCCGTCCTCCACTTCGCTGGGCTCATCGCCGCCGGCGAATCCATGGCACACCCAGAGTGGCACTGGGACAACAACACCCGCGCCTCTCTCGCACTGCTCGACGCCATGAGCGAGGCGGGCGTCGACAAACTCGTCTTCTCCTCCACCGCCGCCGTCTATGGCGAGCCGACCGAACTGCCGCTCACCGAGACAGCGCCGACCAACCCGGTGAACACCTACGGCGACACCAAACTCGCCATCGACCGCGCCATCACCTCCTTCACCCGCGCTTCCAATCTCGGTGCGATCAGCCTGCGCTACTTCAACGTCGCCGGCGCCCACCACTGCTCCGACGGCACCTGGATCGGCGAACGCCACTCCCCCGAAACCCACATCATTCCGCTCGCCTTGGCCGCGGCAGCCGATGGACGGAAGTTCCAACTGTTCGGCGACGACTACCCGACCGCCGACGGCACCTGCATCCGCGACTACATCCACATCACCGACCTCGCGCGCGCTCACCTGCTCGCACTCGACGCTGTCACGGCCAGTGAGCATCAAATCTTCAACTTGGGCAACGGTGTCGGGTTCTCCAACCTTCAGGTCATCGACGCTATCCGTGAGGTCACCGGCCTCCCCCTCGACCTGGAGATCGCTCCCCGCAGGCCCGGAGACCCCGCCACACTCTTCGCGTCATCATCCCGCGCGCAGACCATGCTCGGCTGGCAGCCGGACAAGCCCGGTATCCGCGACATGGTCGCCGACGCGTGGGCGTTCCACCAGCATTCCAGCGCGGCCATCACACACTGACGTTCTGTGCCAACTTCCCGCTGTGACTAGCGGAAACCGACGTGCGGCCCTCCTCAACCGGTGGCATGGTCGGTTACGCTGCGCGAAAGCCAGCGACGTAACGGCAACCCGACACCCCGCCGATCGACTGGCACACCACCGATCGCGCCCAGGGGAACCGCATGAACCACCCGCCGCAGCCACCCGCGACCCCACGTAAACAGAGTTCGACACTCTGGATCGCCGGTCCAATCGCGGGCGTGGCGATATTGGCCGTCCTCGCCCTCGCCGGCTTCACCAAGTCGGATCTCGACATCTTGGGCGGGATCGTGTTTGCCCTGCTCGCGCCCATTGTCGTGATCGTCCTGCTGATGCGCGTATTGGTGCGGGGAGGCAACAAACCACCGCCGCCTGTTGTTATCGCCGCACCGGTAGCCACCGCGCCGCCGCCTGGCTGGTACCCAGACCATACCGGCGCTCTGCGCTGGTTCGACGGCCGTCAATGGACAGAGTTCACTCAACCCGCCGCCGGCGACTCTCCCCACCCGCCAGTGTCATCGTGACCGTGGAACGACGAAACCCGCCCCGACCCAGGCTATGGGTCGGGGCGGGTTTCGGTGTGGGCTCGGTCAGGTGATGCGGACATAGGAGCTGGCGCCGCCGTTGATACGACAGTAGTTCGCGACAGTCGCGGTCGCACGCAACGTCACCACGTCATTACCAGCGATATCCATGGTGTGGTTGACGGTGGCAGTGCCTGACCCGAACGCGGAGATGTTGGCGCCCGATCCCGTGGCGACGAGCGCGCCGTTCACCCACAGTTGCAGAGTCACTGTGACGCTGATTGCCTGCGTGTTGGTGATCGAACACGAACAAGACAGAGATGCGCCAGATTTGGAGCCATTGGCCACCAGGCCGTTGCCCGACAGTGTCGAGCCCGGATAGCCGGTGGTATCCGCGGTCCACGACGGGACCTCGGTGTAGCTGCTCGGGATGTTGTAGTTGCTGTTCTTCGTCATCCCGGACGGCGAGAACACGGTGCCGGCCGCGGAGAGCGTTCCCGTGCCACTGAATTGTGCAGTAGCGGATGGATTCGCTGCGGCGGCGAGCGTGCCAGAACCAGTGAATACCGCTGATGCGGTCACCAGGCTCAGCGCGGACAGCATCCCTTCCCCGCTGAATGCTGCGGTGGCAGTCGCGTACGCAGGGGCCGCGAGTGTGCCCTCGCCAGTGAAGAACGCATCGGTTTCGTTCGTAGGAACGATCAACTCACCTACGCCGGTGAACCCAGCGACCGCGGTGGGCGCGCCGAGTGCCGTGAGAGCAGCTTCCCCGCCGAATACCGCTGTCGCGACGGGCGCGCCGGCCGCCGACAGTGCGCCGTCGCTGCTGAACACAGCGACCGGCGGCGGCGTGTACAGCAGACTGGCAGGAAGAACCATCCGCGATCCTACCGGCAGCGACGAGAGCCGCGAGATAGGCTGCGGCAGGCTCGCTTTCGTACGGGAACGAGACGGAAGCGATGCCATAGGTCAGCTCAATGCGAAGCTGGGGGTCACCTTGATCGTGCCCGCGGAGTTGATTGTGATGTTCGGCGCCAGAGCAGCTTTGTCGTAGAAGGTGCCGGTGCTGCTGGCCGACCACAAACCGACATGCGTGTAAGTGCCCGCTGGGGCAGTGAAGGTCAACTCTGCCATCGTGAGCGCACCACCGGAGCCGGAGGTCCATGTGCCCTGCACGCGGGCATAGCCGCCGCCTGTCGCTTCGCCGGTGCCTGTGGTGCCGGGGTCGGATGTGTGCAGAGAAACCCAGACTTGGGCAGTGCCGGACAGATTCTTGTAGGCGTCCGCCAGCACTTGCCGGGTGGACGCGACAGCAATTGCCATAGGGCGTTACTCCTGACGGGCGATATTGCCCCGGTACCAGCACAAATCCATGCCGTCCGTGTAGCGGGCGTAGATGCGGTAGTTGGCTGGCGAGTTGATGGTGTCGCTCACCGCAGATGAGACATCCCAAGAAACGGTTGCGGACGAGACCGACGCCGACCATGTCGCAAGTTCAGTTTTGGTGGCGGCGTCGTAGATGATGAGATCGACAGCGGTGCCGACAGGAACCGTTTCGCCGGAGGGCATCTGAATGTCGTGAACGAAATCTTGTCCGGGTACGAGGACAAGCGTCGCCACGATCGGTTCGTGTCCAATTGTCATTGCGAAGCCCTAGATTCGTCGGAGTTATTGGACGGGGCCGCGCCATTCCGGGTCGTCCTTGTACAGAGCTGCACGCAGGTCGTCGAGGAAGCATGAGTACTGGCCGTCGCTGCGGTAGAGGCGGGTGTAGAGGTCTCCGTGGTATTCGGACAACTCCAGAAAGGCTTTGTGTGCTTCGAGGAGTTCGATGAACCAGCGGACACCGCCGGTGCCCTGCGCTTCGGTACCGGGCTTGCCGTCGAAATGGAACCCTTGTGGGTCATAGTCGGGGTCGTCGGCCAGGATCGCCTTGTACAATGCGGGCATGACCTTGTTGTGGACGTATTTGATGTCGTCCGGCAGGGAGTCGAAGCCGATGTGACGACGAATCCCGAAGCCGTCCAACGCCAGCGAGTAGTAGAACTCCTTGACGTGCTTCAGCCGGTCCATCACACCTCCCGCAAGTAGAAGAACGGCAGTTTCGTCGAGGCGTCGTAGCGCAGGTTCGATTCGGTGATCGTCGCGGGGATGACTCCGTTGTTGTATTGGCCCGCGTACGCGTACTGCTTGCGCGGGTAGGTGCCGCTGGAGTCCCGGTTGAGGTCGGTGATCCGGATGCACATCAATGACGCCGCAGTTTGGAATGTGTTGGTGTCCTGCAAGACGCCGACCGCGATCACTTCGTTCTGCACAGCGGTGAACGTCGTGCCGAAGTTGAAGATGTGTTCGGTGTTGGTGTTCGTGATGTTGTTCTTGATGTTGAACGTCGCCGAACTGGTGTTCAGCAGTGTCAAATCTCCTGTGGCAGGGTCCATTCGGAACACACCCAGGTAGGCGCCCAATACATCCAGGAACGTTTGGCTGTCGCCGGTGATGAATCCGGCGGCGTTGAACTCGATGTCCTTCGTGACGCGAATGAACCCGAGTTCCAGGTAGTCGCTGTTGTTACCGGAGGGCTGGTAATCAGGGATCGACCCGAAACGGTTGATCGAATGCGAGTGGGAGTTGTCGCCCGATCCACCGCTGCCTGTACCGGTCGCGACCAGACGCACCATTTCAGAGCGAGGGAACGTGGCCTGCTCTTTCTGATTCATGGTGTGCCACATGGTGGAGTCGATCGGCACTTCCTCGACGGAGGGCTTCCCTTCCAGAGGAGTGTCGACGTTGGTCTCGTGGCTGTTGCGGGCGTTGTCGATTGCGATTCGCGCGTCACCAGTCATGGTGGTTTCGGCGTCTTCTTGCGTCATCGCCTGGAACGCGGCGAACTCACCTACGTTGAGCGCGCCATCAGGATTCGACTGATTAGGGGCAGTCACCCGTCACCCCCTGGCAGAGTGAAGTGTCAGATGTCGTTTGAGATTTCGGCCGGGATCGGTGGAGGCTCGGGCGAGGGCACATGCAAGCGGATGAAGGCCAAGAGATCTTGGACGTAGTCGACGAGGACGTCGATGCGACGCTGGTCCTTGTAGTGCTGCCGCACGTCGTCGACGTGCTGAGCCTCCAGCGTTTTCACACGCTCACGAAGATCCCTCAACTCCCCGAGCACCGGTTCGAGCACCGACTTGAAGTCTTCGCGCTGCGAATCCAGAGACCGAGACCGCGGCGCGAACCATCCGAGGATCACGCCGAGGATTCCCGCCGCCGCTCCGATCAGAGCGGTAACCATGAGCGGCTATCCGATCGACGGGGTCTTGACCGCAGCCACCCCCAAGCCGAGAGCGGTGGACACGACCGCGACGACCGCACCGGCCTGCGAATCGGTCACCGCACCAACACCGACCAGAGCCGGTGCCGCGACGGCCAGGATGCCGTACAGCCAGGTCCGCCACGTCGCGGTCGAATTCGCGCCCGCCACAGTGAAACCGAGCACGGCCGCCACCACGGGCGCCCACAGCGCGAGATCGTTGTCGGTGGCCAGACCGAAGGATACGGCGAGCACCTGAAGCGGAATGAGCAGCGCGTAGAGTCGCCCGCGTACATCGGCGGACAGGTCACGCAGGGTGTCGAAAGACATGAGTTACCTCGATGGGTAGTCGAAATGGGGTCGCCGCGAGTTAGGCAGCGAGATCGGCGACGGGCGTATCCGCGCCGTCACCGGTGATCAGGCCGAGCGTCTGCTTCGGCGTCCAATAGATGCGGCCGTGCTCGAACTCCTGGTAGGAGCCGGTGTCGAAAGGCTGCTCGTCGGAGGTGGGCCACCCCCACGGCCCGTTCTCGAAACCGCTGCGATTCCAGCGGTTACGGATCTCGCCACGCACCCACGCGCCCGGCCGTCCGTAGCGTCGGTAGATGGCGCCGTTCTCGAAGCCCTGCACGTCGCCGACAGGAGTGCCGTCAGCGCCCTTCAGCACGGTGTGGTCGCCGACCGGATAGCCGACCGGCCCTGCTTCCCAACCGAGTTCGGCCCACTTGCCGAATACATTGGCCGGAACAGCGTGTGCGCCGACGCGGGGATGCCAGTAGATGTAGCCGTGCTCGAATTCGGCGTAGCGGCCTTCGCCGTCGGGAGCGATCAGTTCTCCTTCGGTACGGCGGGCACCGATCCACGCTTTCGCCCGCTCGTACTCCTGGTCGATCATGTTCACCGGCGGGGCGGGAGCACCACCGCGCGCGTACATGTCGACGTAGCGGCGTGCAACATCCCACGGGAAGTTGGGGCCGACGTCGGTGTGCGTGCCGATCCCCAGGGCACGGGTCACGTACGCGTGGTCGGAGATGCCGTCACGTACCGAATACGGGGGCGCGATGACGTCGATGGCATGCCCGACTTCGCGGGCGTACTGCACCGACAGCCAGCACGCGATCCTGATGTCGTGTTCGCGGTCAAGCCACTGTTCGCGCGACCACGATGCGCGACTGCCAGCGAAGCAGATGTTGTTGGTGTACGGATTCGCGTCCAAGACCGACCAGGAGGCGCGATCGAGCGGAACCACGTGCACCACAGTGCTATTGCCGATCACCGAGTGATAGGAGACGCCGTTGTTCGTGTTCTTCAGGTAGTCGGCGAGCCCCCACACGCCGCTACCGTCGGCGTTGCCGCCTTCTTGGGTGTGCCACAGGGTGTTGCGGACTCGGGCGCCCCAGCGTTGAGAGCTGGAGTTGCCGAACGAGAAGTGCTCTTGAAAATCGGGACGGTCCACGCGGGGTTCCTCAGGGTTCGTTGTGGGCGCGGCCTGCCATTGACCGAAGTCCTCAGCCCACGTGGTGTTGACGTCGATGCCGATGCCATTGATCCAGTCCTCGTCGACACGCTCCTGGCGGATCTGGCAGCCAGTCACCCACTGGACGGGGAGGGACGCGTGCCAGCGGCCATTCGCGTCGTAGCGGGACCAACTGCGGGTCTGCCACCGCCACCGGATGCCGTCCTCACCGGCCCACCACATCGAACGCTGCCCGCCGTACACGCCGACCCACTCACGACCGAGCACCGACGCAGCGCCATTGAGGTAGGGCAAAACCTTGCTGTTCCAGGTGGTGAGGTCGACGTCGGCGTCGACAGAGAAGTAGATCGGCCGATTGCGGGGTCCGCCGCACGCGATGTGCTGTGCGAGCGCCGCTTTCGCATCCGCGACACCGCCCTCGAAACCGGCCTGCCAATCCGCCTTCGTGCGCTGGTAATTCGACACCAGCGGCATCCCCAACTCCAGGTAGCGGGCGGCTTCCTCCGGGATCAGGATCTTGTTCGGCAGACCACGGTCAGGGCTATTGGCCAGATAGCGGATGGCACCTTGATAGCCAGCTGCGCGGACAGCGTCAGCGCCCGCACGGCCCGCGGCATGGTCGACCAGCCTCATAGACCGACCTCCTTGTAGCGCTTCAAGATTCCCGCGCGAGCCTGACCCAGATGCCGTTCAATCGAGACGACGCGGTCCTGTTCGGTCGGGTCGGCGTCACGCAGGTAGGCCAACACCTCGGTGACCGTCTTACGGACCGGGTCGAACGGGAGCGGTTCGTTGCTGACCGTCGCACCGTCACGCGAAGGCCGCCCATACTGCCGTTCCGGCGGCGTGCCCTCGTAGCCTGAGACGATGTCCGCGTCTCGCACGGCCTCAGCCGCGTCGAAGCCGAGCGCCTGCGCGAGCTGCCGCTTCGCGTCCTGCGGCAGCGAACCGACGAACTCCTTGATATCGAAGTCGTTACGGTCCGGATCGTTGATGTCCACCCACACTCCGGGCGAGGTCAACCAATGCGGGTCGGTGTTCCGGGGCTTCTGATACTTGATCGTCTGCTCCGGTGGGATCACCGAATCCATCGGACGCGCACCGCAATCCCACTGACGGCGCGACACCATCCGCAGGTACTCGGTCGGGAACGGCAACGGTGCACCCTTCATGCCAGGAAGCCCGGCATACGTCCACAGGAATGCCTCTTCCGGGCAGTTGGGATTGCAGCGTTCCTTGGTGGGGAACTCGCCCTGCTTCAGCCACGGAGAGCTATCGATCTCGGGTGCTGTGATGTCCTGGTCCATGCCTCACCTAGCGTCCGAGCACGCCGATGTCTCGCATGAGCGCGAACAGGTCGCTGATCATGCCGAGCGCACGCGCGCCGCGGTCCTTGTTCTTCTCTTTTTCGCCGATCGTGCAAGACCATTCGGCGAACGAGTCCCGGTCCCAGGCCAGCGTCAGTTCGCGCACGCGGTCGACATACACCCGTGTGTCGTAATAGTCGAACTGTGCGGCGAAGTCGCCGATCACTTGCGCGCCGATACGGTCACCGAGGAAGAAATGCCCCTTGCCGTTGTCGCCGATGAACCATGGCGCACCATCCCGGATCAACACTTCATGGGAGAACCAAGAGCGGGTCTCATGTGCGGCTTTGCGCAGGGAGAGAAGCGCTTCCAACGTGTAGGCGCGGTCACCGTCGCTGGCCCGATACTCGAATAGTCGAGACCAGCCAGAATTCGCGACACGCCCCGGACTCCGGAAGTGTTGCCAGGCCCCTATGGTGTCCCAGTACAAAGGCTGAAGCATCGCGTCAACCGCGCCACCAATGGGCGGGATGATGATCGCCGCGGCGATCAGATCGCCGATTGTCTGGATGGTGGCAGAGATAATTTCATTGACGAACGGAAACGAGTGTCCGCCTGCGACCATTTGAATAGCGGTACCTGGCGTGAATACAAACTTCGACGACTCGATACCGGTCTCTTCGCCTTCGAGATACACCACGTATGGTGTGGTCTTCTCGGTCAGCTTCAGGCCAGGAACCTTGTAGGAGTCCGGGACTGCGGGGTCGATGACGTCTTCGACGACTTCGTCGATGAAATCCTCGGCGAGCTGCGCGAAGGTGCGTTTTAATCCGAGGAACGGGTCGCCGCCGTTGGAGGTGTCGGTGTAGTACCCGGATTTGTCGACGATGTCGATAACGAGGGTGCCGTTGCGGAGGGTTTCACCCGCGATCGGTTGCGGGTCTCCGGTGAGAAAACGTCGGCAGACGACCGAGAGTTGCGAGTCCTCGAGTATGTCCTTCGACATGTCGGTCCAGTACTTGAACCGGGACGACGGGATCGACCACAGGGTTCCCGCGTTCATATCCTCCAGGAACGTCGTCGGTTTCACCACAACCGACCAGTTCGACATGCCGACAGCGCCGTAATCAAGAGGATCGTCCGGCAACTCCCACAGCGAATTCTGCTCCCGCATAACGTTCAGGAACAGCGCTGTCTTGAGCGTCCAAATACTTGGCCCGGCCAGGAAAAATACGCGCGGAAATTGTACGAAATCCGGAAGAAAAGGATTACACCAAACTAAGTAGTATTTGAGGAACTCGAAGTCGTGCATCCAGCGCACAACCAAGACCCGTGTGCCGTCTTCTCTTTTCTCGACGGTGTGGTCGTGGAGGATGCCGGACCAGCGTGCACCGTCTTTGTCGACGGTGATGAAGACGTTCCGCTTCTCCCCCGCATCGATACGATCTTTGACCTGCCAGATCCACTTGGCTACCGGGTCCCACAGCGGGATCTCGGTGATGCCGGTGCCGGAGTCGTTGTCGATCCACGTGAACTCCGCCATGTATTCGGAGTTGAGGATGTCTTGGAGTTCAAAGTCGCCGTTCCAGATCCGAACTAGCGGCGGCTCCAACCGAGCCCTAGATTCCGCTTCTTCGCGCGCTGTAGTCGCATCCCAGATTGCTCTGCATTGGTCAGACAGCGAGAGAGTAGTAATGTCCGCCATTTCTGTTTGACGGCCCCCTTAAGCTAAGTGATAGAAGCCCGAAATCACCTCATCTACCAGGAGGTTCGCGATGGTCGAGTCACACGAGCAGTGGCGTCCAATTGCAGGTTGCGAAGGTCTCTACTCGGTGTCAGATAGAGGACGAGTCAGGTCCGAACGCCGCATAGTGATGAGATCTAACGGTGTGCCACAACGAATCAATGAACGCATCCTCCGTCAGCAGACTGAAGAGAAGGGGCATAAGGCCGTCCACATCAGGGTTGACGGAGTGCGTGTGGTACTCAAGGTGCATCAGCTAGTACTCGAAGCCTTCGTCGGGCCGCGACCTCCAGGAATGGTCGCTTGCCACTACGACGATGACAAAGAGAACAATCAGGTCTCGAATCTCCGCTGGGCTACGTACTCAGACAACATGTCTGATCAAATCCGCAACGGGACTCACTATCAGCTGAACAAAACACACTGCCCATTGGGTCACCCGTACAATGACGCGAACACTCTCGTATACACGCGCCCCGGTGGTCGACCGGACCGCAGGTGTAGGACGTGCCTGCGTGCACGAGCGAAGAAGTACAGGGCTTCGAAGAGAGCCGCATAAGAGCTACTGCAAACCCCAGGGGCGACTCCAATGGCGTTGGCAGTACACCTCAACCCGCGCACCGCCCACAGGGGCCGATTCCACCTTCACCGGAAGGTCGGTTTCCGGTGTATAGGGAGGGACCTTGTGGTTGAAGTAGATGCCGTTCATGCGGCCGATGAGGTTGGTGTCGTAGAAGTCGCGGATGAGCAGCTTTTCGCGGTCGAGTTCGATCCGCGCGCCGCCTTCGACTTCCGTCAGGGTCGGTAGTGTGATCTTGCGGTTGGCCCACTCGCCGCCCGGTACCCGCTGGTACTTCTTCCCTGTCCATGAGAAGTCTGGGAGGGTCCACTTGCCCCGTGTGACAACCCATTTCAAAAACATGGGTTGGTCGGTGGGGTTGTAGACCGTGACGAACCCTTCAGAGGTACCCGTGGAGCCGGTCTCGAAGTAGTCGTAGGGAGTGGTCTCCCATGTGTCTTCGAACCACATCGGCTGATCGGCGGTGACCGCCATTGGAACAACCGACGTACGGGTGATGTGTGGGTCGTGTTTGGACTCGAAGTTGACCGAGTCCGATAGTGCGAGCCACAGCGACCTGGTTCCGGACCGTGGGGTCGTGATCGACATCTTCGTCAGCGTGGATGTCGGGTCCCACGGGTCCTTTTCGTAGTCCCATGCGGCTCGCCACTGCGAGTCGAGATCTTCCCAGTCCTCGGGGGTTTCGCCTTTGAGGTTGATGGCGAAGGTGATGTCTCGCTGCTGATACTTCTTACCTTGGTAGGTGGCACCTTTTTGGAAGGCCGACGACTTGCGTTTCGTGGTGACCGGCGCGTCGTAGATGCCTTTGACCTCTGTGGCGAGGTAGATGCGTGGCGACGCGCCGGGTCCGTTGATCACGAGGTGTGAGTCGTCGACGCCGAAGATTTCCACCTTGGCGGACTCACGCAAAGCTAGTTTCCTCTTGCTGTTTTCGTCAGCGACCGCAGATCAGCGATTTGCTGGAACTTGCGGTAGGCGTCCTGCTGGTCAGCCGGGTAAATGTTGACGATCATCGTGTCGTTGTTGCTCGTCAGATTCCCGGCACCGTCGGAGGTGATGACATTCGACGCGCTCACGGGAGTGCCGGCCGTCTGGGCTTGGACGGTGGCCTGCTGCGCGGCTTGTGTAGCAGCCGCGGTAGCAGCTTTCGCTTTCGCCCAACTGTCAAGGTCCGAGGCGTAGTCGGTGACGACGCTGACGACGGGGATGTCGCGCGGGTCCGGGATACCGAGCGCTCCCAAATTGGAGTCGATCAGATCATTCAGTCCGGTTTCCCAGACGTTCTTGAACCGGTCCTGCGTTTTGCTCCACAGGGATTCCGGGGTGTCGACGCCTGCGTCGTGCTGGGTCTGCTGCCCCACATTCGGCATGGTGAACGACGGATCGGCACCGGTGTCGGTTTGCTGGGGAAGCGGCTGCGCCTCCTGCGGCATGAACCCCAACTGTTGTGCCAGCTGGCGCAGCAGCCGCCACTGTGGGTTGGTGAGCACCGCCTCAGGCAGTCCCGAGAGATTCCAGCCCGCTGTGCCGTGCGGCCAGATGCCGCCTTGGTCGTAGCCGTGGCCGCGACCGATCACGTCAAGGAGCCGATCGCCGTACTTCTGTTCGCCGTAACGCACCATGGCGTTGGTCATCGCCCACGGGTCACGCCTGCTGTCGGGTAGTGACGGGTCCCTGTATGCCTGCCAGGTGGAGGGGATCATCTGGCCGAGGCCGACACCGGCTGATTCGCCGGTGCCGTTGACGTCGACGATCTGCTGCGCGATGTTCGGATCGCCACCGGACTCGGTGTCGATTTGGCGGACCCAGGCGTCGATCTTCTCCGGGGTCGGCTCGTAGCCCTGATTCCGGTAGGCGTCGATCATCATCTGCCGCCACTGCTCCGCGCCAGCGGAGGGGTTGAAGCTGGCCGATCCGGAGCTGGCCCCGGCGGCGCCGCGCACCTTCCCGATGATCGCTTCGACGACCTTGCCGGCGAGCGCTCGCGGTACAGCACCGAACGCACCGAAGCCGTCGAACGTCGGGACCTTGTCGACAATCGCGCGCAGCGGGCGCGCGATCAGATCCGCCAGATAGCCGCGGCCACCGGAGACCAGACCGCCGATGCCAGACCGGATACGGTCGAACAGGCCCTTCTTCTCCTCATCGGAGAGGTTGGCCATGACCTCGTTCGCGGCCCAGTGAACATGGTCATAGTGGCCGCCCAAGTCGCCTGCGTAGACGCCGCGCAGGGCCGCTTGGTTGGATGGGTCGATGAAGTTGCCGCCGACGTTGTACAGCAGCGGTCCTGGCCCCCAAATCAGCTGTGCTGACTGCGGATACGCGGAGTAGATCCAGTCGGCGATTTGTTGCATCGGGCCGCCGATGTCGATCGCCTGTGCCTTGCCGTGGAACCCGGAATGTCCGGGACGGTAGGCAGAGTTGATGACCGCGTCGGAGAAGACGCCCTGGATGGTTTCGGCCATCCAGCGGTCGATCTCGCTGCCGAACTGCACTCCCCCGCCGATGGCGTAGTTCATGTCCAGGGACTGCTGGCCACCGCGCGCGAGCACTGCGCGCCGCATCTGCTGCATGGCTTGATGTCCGCCGGCGGCTTGTACTTCGGCGGCGGTCCAGACGTGTTCGCCGTTGGAGAGCCACGCGGGCACCTTGTCGGCTGTGGGTCCGCCGGGGCCGTGGATGGGTCCACCCATGGCGCGTTGGAGAGGTTTGGCGCCGGGGTCGGTTCGCTGCCCGACGCTCGTGCTGATCTTCGGGATGTCGGTCCACGGCTTGTTCAACCCGAGGAGGTCGTCGATCTTGCTCCAGACGCCACCGATACCCGAATTCAGCAGGTCGATCACGGTGTTGATCGGGCCAGCCAGTTTCGACCCGAGTTCGCCCCAGTTCGCGCCGATCCCGCCGACGATGCCCTTGAAGTAGTCGGGCATTTTGTCGAACTCGGTGCGGAGTTTGCCGAGCCCGCCTTCGCCGACGATCTCGCTGACAACTCCGCCGAAGGCGGTCGAGAGGCGAGAGAAACCTTCCCCGCCCGTGAGATAGTCGATGACCGTTCCCGCCGCGGTCTGGAAGGTGTTGAGGTGGTCTTCGCTGTCGTCGGTGGCCGACCCGATCACTTTCGTCAAGCCGGGCACATGGCCGATCAGTCCTGAGATCGCGCCCGAGACGCCACCGTCGCTGTTGAGCTTGTCTTTCGCGGTCGCGGCGAACCCGGCGATGTCCGAGGCCAAGTCGCCGAACCACTTCGCGACCGCCGGAGCCTTCTCCGCAGCCTTGGCTTCCAGACTGTCCCACATGCCGGAAAAGGCATTGGCCACCTTGTCCGCGATCGGCTGCGGATTGCCGGTGACCAGTTGGCCGAAGTCCCACAGGTTTGAGACGACCCCGGCCTTGTCCTCAAGCCAGTTGACAGCGCGGATGATCTTGTCGAGTAGATCGCTGACTTCCTTCAGCGAGTCGCGCACTTCCTGGAAGAAGTCGTGGATAGCCTGCTGTCCCTCGGGGCTGGACAACCAGTCTGCCCACCGCTGAAACGTCTCAGTGAGCCCCTGCAATTGGCCTTCGCCGACCTCATCGGAACCGGAGAAGATGGCACCGACCACGCCGCCCAGTGATTTGAGCAGATCGAAGAGCGCGCGGGCGGTATCGAGAGAATCCCGCAGGTAACCGCGAAACCCTTCCTGTCCGTCTGGGCTTTCGGCCCATTCACGGAATCGGCGGGCCATGTCGGCGAAGCCGTCCGACATCGACGGGAAGAAGTCGGAGCCGACTCCGGCCAACGACAGCAGTCCCTGGAAGATGTCAGTCAGGCCGCGGATGACGCCGTCGATCGACATCTCCACGTTGTGGAAGATGCGGGCGAGCTTCATCCGAGTCGCGTCGGTGTCGAGATCGGCTAGTGCGCCGCGCAAGCTCGTGTTGATCGCGACCGCGATCCGCGACAGCCCGTTCTCCAAGGTCGGCAGCGAGTTGGTCGTCAGCCTGGCGATGTCGTCGCCAAGTCCACGGAAGAACTGCTCTTGAACCGACTTCTTGAACTCGTCCCAGGCCGGTTTCAGCGCGAGGACCTTCTGCACGAAGTCCTGCGCTGCCGGGGACAGTTTGCCGAGCGCCGTCTCGAATTCGCCTGCGGCGCTGCCGTTATCGCTCAACGCTTCGGAGACGGCCTGCTGCGCTTCCACCAGGTTCGCTTGTGCTTCGGTCAGCGTCGCGTGAGCGTCGACCAGTGATTGTTGTGCGTCGGCTTCCGCTTCGGCTGCCGCGGTGACGCGTTCCTTGGCGGAGACGACCTCGTCGGACCCTTCGATGCCTTTGGCGTTGGCTTCGGCGGTGTCTTCGGCCAATTGGCGGGTGCGGGCGATCGTGTCTTCTTGGTCGACCAGGGCTTGTTTCAGGTTGTGTTGTGCGCGTGCGCGGTCGATGCCGTCGGCGTCGGGGTCGGCGAAGACCTCGTAGAGCGTTTTGTAGGCTTCGGCGACGCTGAGCGCCGCGCCTTCCTCGTCGAGCCGCGACCGTCGCAGGCTGCGGTTCATTTCGTCGATCGACCGTGCGGCGGTCTTGCGGGCCTTGGTCAGGTCCTTCTGCGCATCCAGCGATGCTTTCTGCGCGTCACGCACACCCCGCTCTGCGGTGACGATGCCGCGTTCAGCTTGCACTACCGACTTCGCCGCGGCGGCGGCCTGCTTCTGCGCGGAGGCGACCGCTTTGGCTTTCTGCTCCATCTGCTGCCCAGCGCTGTCGCTGGCCTTCGACGCTGCCGAGAACGCGTCGCCGATGCCTGAGACAGCGAACTTGACCGTCGCGAACACGGACACGAGTCCGGCGACCGCGCCGGGCAGGAGCGCGACTACGCCCGCGGCTTGCACGAGTTGGCCGATCAGCGGGACCAGCGACACGGCGGCGAGCGCGACAAGTCCGATCAACGCCAGGTTGATGACGTTGCTGAGGCTGAAGAAGTTCGAGATCAGGTTGCGTACCGAGTCACCGAGCGCGGAACCGAACCCTTCGAGCCCGGCACGGAAAAGCCGCCGGAATCCGCCCTGGTTATCACGGGACTCGTCCCGTCGGCGGCGGGCGTTGTTGGCTTCGGTGTCGGCCCGGGACGCGCGTTCGACAGAGTCGGCGTAGTCGCGGTGCGCGCGCGTGAGGGCCTGCGTCGCGGCGGTGCGCTGCGCGACAGTGGAGTTGGCGCGCGCCATCACTTCGTCGAACCGCAGTTGCGCGAGTTGACGCCGGTTGTCGGCGTCGTCGCGGCGGCGCCGTGACTGCTGGACGCGCTGCTCTGTCTGCGCCAGTTCGGCTTCCGCGCGCGCGAGGGAGTCGCGGTCGAGTTGGACTTGCAGGCGGATGCGGTAGTAGGGGCGGGTGAAGATGTTCCCGCGGCGACGGCTTCCGCTGCCCGTGAGTCCACCGAATCCGCGCCCGGCCCGGTCGAGATCTCCGTTGAGGCTGCCGACCAGTGACCGCAACGCCAGCAGTTGCGCCATTGCCGCGCCGGTGTCGACGTTGACGTTGAGGGTGAGCGGGATCGCGTGCTGTGCTGCCCGCCAGGCCGCGAGTTGTTCGGTCGCGGTGGTCAGGTCGACGTCGACGGGCAGCTTGGCTTTGGGCAGGTTCTTGGTGGCGGCCTTGACTGCGGCCCTGACCCCGGTGGTGCTGACTTTGATGCCGATGGTCGCGTCCACACCCGCCGCTGCGGTGTTGACCTTGTTGCGGAGGTCGCCGCGGAATCCGGCGGCGAGCTTCGCGCGGGCCTCGATATCCATCCGGATACCGGTGGACGCGGTATTGACCTGGTGGCGCAGGCTGGTGCGGAATCCCTGTGCCAGAACAGGAGTGGCGTCGACTTTGACCGAGATACCCTGCGCGGCACCGTTGACCATGGTGCGCAGGGTGTTGCGGAAGTTCTTGGCCAGCTTCGGCTGGACAGTGACATCCAGGTGTTCGCGGATCGGCCGCAGCAGCGCCTTGGTGTCGGCTTTGAACGCGGGATGCAGGCGCGGCCGGAGGGAGATCCGTGCGGAGCCCGCGTGGTAGGGCGGCCAGGAAGCCATGCGGCACCGCCTTATTCAGATGTCATGGGGTGATGCCCAAGGTGCGGAGGGCTTCGAGGACGTTGCGGGTGTCTTGCTGGTCGCGGAAGCGCATCTCGGCTGTTTGTGGGCGCGGTTCGGGCGGGAACGGCGGCGGCAACTTACCGGAGAACGACGCCGGTATTACCCGCATGAGTTCTTTGAGCAGGTCTATCTGCCGCAACAGCAGCAGCACTTCCAGCGAGTAGCCTTCCGGCGAGAGCGGCGGATGCTCCTCCGGCAGTGGCTGTTTCGCGCGTTCACGGCCGAGGTGTTCGTCCATCGCCAGAGCGGCTTGATACTTGGAATGCGCCTTCAGCTGCCGCAGGAAGCGGTAGAGCTGCGCCCACGGGTGGCGACCCCTGAAGAAGTCGAGGAGGTCCCATCCGTGGGCGTAGGTCCACAGGTCGGATTCGATTTCGGCCCCGTACTGCTCGATGAGGAGTACGAGGGCTAAGCGCCCCCCGGCAGCGCGCCCACTTCCTCACCGGGATCGGCGTCGAAGTGATCGCTGATGTCGGCAATGAACGGCAACAGCACTTCCGCGGGTTCGTCCTTGATGACCGCCCACACCCGATCGAAGGCGTCCCCGAGGACGGTGCGCACCAGGTCACGCATGCGGGTGGGGTCGACTTCGCCCTTGCGGTCGACCAGCTCCAGCAGCGCAGTCAGGCGCTCGATGGAATCGGGGGCGGTGATCTCCACGGGCGGCTCGCAGCCGTCGAACAGATACGGCGGCTTCGGTTTGTGCTGGGCGCGCGCCTCGTCCCGTAGGGTCGCCCAACGCGACTTCTTCGGCGCTTCGACCTCGATGGGTGCGGTCTTCTTGGCAGCAGCCATGATGGTGTCCTCCTGGCGGACGGGGGTTACTTGCTGGTGGGCTTGCGGTCGACGGCGGCGGATCGGTCGGTCACCCGTGGGGCGGGCTTGGGTTCGGGTTTGCGTTCCGGGGCGAGCGTGTAGCCCTTGGTGCGCAGCTGCTCACGTTCGGTGGCGGAGCCGGCGACGTATTCGCGGCCGTCGGGGGCGACCATGCGGACGGGAGTGAATGCCATGAGATGTCTCCTGACCTGGCAGACGGTGAGGGCGTGGGAGCCTGCCCCGCGCGCGGCCAGGAACACGCGCGGGGCGGCTGCTCGGGTACGCGCGGGTTACGCGTAGGTGAGGTTGACCGGAGCCGAGGCGCCGGTCGCGTTGGTGACGACCACCGGGTAGGAGCCCGCGGCCTTCGCCGGCGAGATGAGCGCCAGCGTGGTGTCGGAGATGACGTTGAACGCCACCGAGGCGCCGTCGACGGTGACGCCGGTGGTGCCGGTGAAGTGCTGGCCCATGACCTCGATGACCTCACCACCCGCCGCGGCGGCGGTGGCCGGATCGAAGGAGGTGATGGTGGGTGCCGACGCGGTGGCGGTGAAGCCCATGTCGGCGAGCAGGCCAGCGACGCCGGGACCGCAGATGACGTTCTTCAGCGAGTAGCCGAGGTCTTCGTCGATCTTCGCGCTCCAGGTGACGTTGTAGGACAGGCTGCCGTCCTGCGACCAGGTTTGCTCGCCGACCTGGGTGACGGTGGCGCGCGGCAGAATACGCAGAATCCAGATCTGATCTGCGCCGGAGCCGTCGACCATGCCGAAAATCAGGCGGTGGTAGCGGGTTTCGGGAGCGGTCGGGTCGGCGTACTGGATTTCCGACGTGGTGGCGTCGGCGGTGATCGCCGACAGGTCGATACCCGAATACAGCTCGAGGGCACGACGCCGCGTCTCCAGCAGGGTCGTGGACACGGTCACCTTGCGGGAGATGATGTCAGTGCGCGGCGGCTCAAGAGCACCCCAGGCTTCCACGTCGCTCGATTCGATCTCGGGCGAGAAGGCGGGCGGTGCGTCCTTGGCGGTGAAGCCGAGGGAGTCGAAGCCGGTGAGGGCCTGGAATTCGGCGGACACACCGCTTGTGAAGGCTGCGGGGATGACCGCGCTCATGTCGCCGATCAAGACAAAGCCTTTGTTCGGGCGGCGAATGAGCGACGGCTTCCAGTCCGCGACCTGGTCGAAAGTGACAGCAGGCATGTGGTTTGGTCCTTATTTCAGACACACCCAGAAACCCGCGGCCAGCACATGGGCGGCGGGTGGTGTGCGAGAGGTGAAGAGGGTTAGGCGCGTGGTCGGCGGTAGGACAGCCGGACCGTGGCGGTGACACCGCGCGCGTCGCGTTGGACGGGCGGAATGTATTGCCCGCCGGTGCGTTCCTCGGCTGTGTCGATCAGGTATCCGCCTGGCGCGGTGTTGCCTGCGGCGCGGATACGTTCCTGCCCAGCGGTTTTCAGCAGCTTGGATTCGGCGCGGCTGGCGGCGACGTATTCGACGTCGATCACGGGATTGTCGGCGATGCCGTCTTCGGTGCCGCCGACACGGGTCACGTAGATGTAGGGCGGGTCGATCTCGTCGCTTTCGAACGTCACGACGGGGGCGATGTCGTCGAGTAGCGCGCGCATGACGTCGTCGAATTCGGGATACGGCGGCAGCGCCATCAGTCGCTCACATCCTGGATGAAGTCGTGCATGACATGCTCGGCTCGGTTCCATCTGGTGCCGTGTTCGCGGAAGCGTGCGTAGTGGCCGGAGGCGTAGACGATGCCTTCCTGGACGCCGTCCTCGCCGGGCATGACGTCAGCCTCCACGTGGGTGGCGTTGAAACCCGTTCGCCATTTGGAGCGCAGCGCCCACCGGTCGGAGCCTTGTTCGGCGAGTTCTTTTAGGAAGTCCCGCAGCTCAGGGCTTTCACGAAGCAGCTTGTCGAGGTCGTTGTCAGTTCCGTCGTATTCCACTGCCGCCGTCCTTCGCGATACGGAAGCGGACCCCGCTGCTCCAGCCGGTGAAGCTGTTCGGGGTGTCGCGGACTTGGCCGTCGATGACGAACTCACGCCCATCCGACAGTCGAATCCGGTCGGAAGCAAGCACATCCGAGCCAGCCGGGGCGGTCACCTGAGCGACAAGCACCAGCAGTTCACCGCTGGTGTTGTCCTCGGAATCGGTCACCCACTTCAGGTCACACGGACCGATCTGATGCGTAGCTTCCGCGCCGATCGGGTCGCCCTGCCAGTCCTTGGCGTTCGCGGTGCCGCGGCGCACGACGGTCAGCATCGTGCCGTACGGGTAGCTGGGCGGCTGGTAGTTCACCATCGTCGCTACCGCCGCCTCGTGCGTGGCCTTGTCGACGCCAAGCCCGCATTGCGCAGGATCAGTAGCGCCGCCGACGACAGGGTCTTGAGCGAGGCGTCGATTTCCTGCGCGCTGGGCGCGTCGGCGTAGGTGACCGATCCGCCGTCAGCGGTTTGGGTCTTGATCGCGACGTCGCGTCCGACCGTGCCTGCGGCCGGGTCGATGCCGGCGAGGTGCCATTGCGCGGCCTGCGCGCAGGTGGCGTTCTTCAGGGCTTCGGCGATGTCCAGGTCTACTGGTAGTCCCGCCGGGTCGGTGTCGTAGAGGTCGCAGCGTGTCGCGGAGCGTACGAGCTGGGAGGCGAAGCGGATGAGCTGGATTGCCGCGGCCGTGGTGGGGAGGTCGGTGAGCCAGTCAGCCAGATCATCCGGGACGGCATAGACCAGCACGGCTTACTCCTTGGTACGTGTGCGCCGGACGGCCTTGGTCGCAGGCTTGGCGAGAGCTTCCGGCTCGGGTTCCGGCTCGGGTTCCGGCTCGGGTTCCGGCTCGGGTTCCGGTTCGGGTTGGGGCACTTCGGATTCGGGGATCTCCGACCAGTACGCCCACTCCAAGAGGTCTGGGCGAGGCTTCTCGGAGGCGATCACCCAGTCCGAATGCAGGTACTTGTAATAGTGCACGTGTCTCCGAAAGTGGTTGAAGCACAAACGGTATCCGGCAACCAAGAGGCGGCTGCCGGATACGCAGGCCAGTGACTACGGGGCCAGAGCGCCGCGCAGCAGCACGCCGCGATCAGCGTCGAGGGTCTTGGTGCCGTACAGGATGTCCAGAGACATCACCTCGGCCTTTTCCTGCATGTCGTACTGCTTGACCAGACGCAACGACAGGCCCTTGTACGACACGACGGTCGCCCAGGTGTTGTCGGTCGGCAGCGCCAACGTCGCCGACGCGAACGCGACAGCGGTCTTGTGGAACGCGAGACCGACCTCGGTGGTGGGCTGACCCGACGCCGGGCTGCCCGCAGGCTGCACGATGTTCTGGGTCATGAACGTTTCGAAGCCGAAGATGTCGCGGCCCAGCGAGCCCTTGCGCAGTGCCTCGGTCGAGCCGGACTTGTCGGCATGCTTCAGCATGTCCGTGTTCAGCCACGGCGCACGAGTGCTAGGACCGATGACCGCAGACCGCTCCGACGCCGGAACGTTCTTGATGTTCAGCTGGCGGTCGGCCTCGATCAGCACCTCCGGCTTGTTCCACTCGTACCCGGTCTGCGTGCCCGCGACCTGAGTGAAGTCAGCCTTCGCCTGCGCGATAATCGACCGGTCGACGGCCTGAGCGATAGCTTCCGCTGCCGGGGTCAGGAACTGGCTGTCGAAGTCCTCCAGGTGCAGAGTCAGATCCTCTGCGGTGACCTGGAACGACACATCTTTGTGCGTGTCGAGGGTGACCGGGATACCGGTCTCGGTGGCGTTCTGGATGGTGATGCCGGGGTTCTGGCGATCGAAATCCTGCGCGGTGAACGTCGCGGGCTGCCGGATGGTGACGGTGGCGCCGACCTTCTGGCCGCGCCATTCCTGGCTGACGTCGGTGTAGACCAACGGCACCATGCACAGCTTTTCGTACAGGTTCGCCAGCGCCTGCTTGGCGATCACATCGGGAGTGAGAAGAGTGTTAGCCATGTGGGCGTGCTCCTATGAGCATCAGATGCCGTCGCGTTCACGCTTTGCGCGCATCTCGCGACGAATGTCATCGATGGACTTGGCGGCGTTCGGCTTAGGGGCCGCGTTGCCGCCGGTGAGGTCACCGCCGCTACGAGGGGCAGACACCCGGTCTTGCGCCTTCTTGAGCTTTGGATTGAATTCGACTGCCGCAGAAACGATCTGCTCCACCTGGGAGGCGAAATCGTCGGCAGAAGGGTCGAGGTTCTTCAGCGCCCCGGTACCGGCGAGGTAGGGGACGAGGATGGTGGTGTCGCCGTCGCATTTGTCGGCGGCAGCGTTGAGCGCTTTCTCGATACGCAGCGAGCGCAGTTCCTGGGCGGCGGCGTCGCGTTCGGCTGCCAATTGGGCTTCGCGATCCTGCGCCTGCTTCAGCAGCTCAGCCGGGTCGGGCGGGGTGTCGTCCTTGATCAGCCCGAGTGCGCGACCGATCTGCTCGGACAGGTCCCGCTGGGCCTTCTCCGCTGCCTCTTTCGCGGCCTGTTCGGCGGCTTCTTTGCCTTTGACTCGGGCGGCGGCGGCTTCGTCGCGCAGTTTCTTGACATACTTTTCGTCGTATGTCTTCTCGACAGGCTTCTCGGGTTCCGGCTTGGGATCGGTGTCGCCTGCGGGGGTTTCGGTTTCGGTGGCCTGTACATCGCCACCGGGTTCCGGTGCCGGATCGGCGGGGGTGTCAACGGTGTCGTTGACGGTTTCCTGGACGTTGGCTTCCTCAGCCATGAATGTGCCTCCTGGACACGGAGAAACACCCGTCGGCGACCTGGCCAGACAGGGTGTTGAAATGACGAAACCCCCAGGGCCACAGGCCAGAACTTGGGGGTTGGTGAATTCCGCTTGGCGCGGAAGTGTCAGGTGCTCAGATCTCTCGCCAGGACTCGAACCTGGACTCGAAGAACCAAACTCTTCGGTGCTGCCGGATTACACCACGAGAGAGTGTCTACCTGTTGGTGGCGTACCGAATTCGGTGCAGCCGCCGCGCTTTTCGCTGCTGAGCATTCGCGGCGCGGCGCTGCTCACGTACCGGTTCGGGTACGCGAACCGCGTGCGGTGGGCTCGGGTCGTCCGGAGTCCACACGCGGATGGTGTGGCGGCAACCACGATGGAACAAGCCGCGTTCACGAGCCTGCACCAGCGAGGCCATCACCGTCGCCGACACGAGACGACCCGTGCTCGATTCCTCGATGACAGTGCCCGTGGTGCGGCCGGAGATGGACAGCACTTGGCCTTCGAACGGTCGGCACAGGGGGCAGGAACCGACGACGTCGGAGACGACGAACAGGTCGTGGCCAGCTGCGGCGAGCTGTGCGCAATAGCCGTCGATCTCAGCGCGGGTCACTGCGGACCGAACTACCATTTCCGCGTAGGAGACGAACTCGTAACGGCGGCCGTGCGCGTCGACCTGGCCGGTGAAGCCGCGGCGCGCGGTGCGAGCCAACACCTCACGCAGGAGTTGGTCCAGCGAGTCGTCGTCGGTGACACGGCGGTCGTGGGCAACCTGTTCGACTGTCTCCCGGTAGATCGCTTCCGCCGCTCTCGGGATGTGCCGGTGCACGACAGTCAATGCTTCGATGACCTGGTCGGCGAGGCGTTGTGCCGCGCTGTCGTCGATGAGGTCCGCATGGCCGGTGAGGTCGTCGCGGGCGGCGTCCGCCCCGCGCCGGAACGCTGCAAGGACAATCCCCACCACGATCACGGCCGCCTGCGTGCTCAATCCGAGCATGATGCGCGCGATCCTGTTGCGGAATCCGGGCAGTCGCAGCAGGATTCGCGCCAGCCACGATGCCCCGGTCCAGCGTTCACCGAACAAGGTGCGGGCGATCAACCGCCACAGGGCGCGTTCGGCGGTGAGGTACAGGCGCGTGATCGCGCCGGTGTGGCCGTCGCCGTAGCTGGGTGTGAGCGGCATCAGGCCGCCTCCTCCAACCCGCCTTCGACCGGTGCCTCACCGAAGTCGCCGGGTTCGTCCACCTCGACATCCTCGCGGGACATCTCGTCGAGAATCCGCGCGACTTCGTCATCGACCTCGGGATTGCTCCAGTTCGGGTGGTACATCCGCACCGCAGTCTCCACCGACAGCGCATGCGCCGCGCGCAGGTTCGCGATCGCGGTCGACAGCGCGACCGGGTCTTGGTCGACACGGACGGGGAAGTCCATTTCCGGGTCGGCGGTCACCCCGTAATCGGGTCCGCCGAACACGACCCGGTCGAGGTCGAGCATGGTGCGAGCCAGCGGTTGCGCGGCGGCCTGCCAGTACAGGATCTTGCGGTTGCGGGTCTGGTTCGACTTGTCCTTGCGGGCCGATACCTCGGTCGCGGTCATCGTCACCGCATCCGAGTCGTCGAAATCCGCAGCGGAGTAACCGCAGGCACGCAAGATCTGCTTGAGCAGCTTCTCGCAAGTTTTCGCGTGTTCTTCGACGCGGATCGCGAACTGCTGCGGCTGCACCAGACGCGCGCCGTGCTCGTCGGTCATGCCCATGCTGTCCGACGGCACAGGCGTGAAGATCGCCTGTTCCGGATCGAAGGACGCGCCCTTGCCGGGGCCTTGGTCCTCAAGCAGTTCTTGTGCGACGAACAACCTAGCCTTCGCCAGATCGAGGTCACGCATCCACGACGACCACGCCTCATCGAGCGAGTCGAACAGCGGCTCGACACCTTCGAAGTCGCTGCGCCCCAACGCCGACAGCTTCGGAATGTTGCGCCACTTACGGGCTGGCCTGACGTTGGGAACGTAGGCGGCCGTCAGCCCGTCGACGCCGGTTTCGATGGAGGAGTTCTCGTCCACCAGTTCGGCAGCCCATTCGGTGGCTGCGAGGCTGTCCAACGGCATGCGCCGCCCGATCGTGCCCTCGTCGCCCAGGAACAGAGCGTGCTCGATGCTGCCAGCCTCGTGATGCTCGAGATGGCGCCACACGCCCTGCTTGTCTTCGGCGACGATCGTCCAGAACGTCACCGCCGACAGGCGCCCGTACCGCCATTCCGGGATCGCGCAGTCGGGGCTGACCGCGGACAACATCACCTTGTCGGTGGCTTCCTTGTCCCACCACAGCCGCAGGAACACCCCGCCCAGGGCGGCTTGGATTTCGGCGGCTTCCAAGAACGCGGCGACGCTGCCGGCGTCGTCGAGCAGTTCGTTCAACCTCTGCTGCGCGCCTTCCACGTCGCGGGCGTCGCCTTCGCTGAACAGCCAGCTCGGCGGCTGCCCGAACAGCAGGTCCGCTGATGTGGTCGCGATGTCGGCGGCGGCTGGGACGTGCAGGCGTTTGGTGTCCTGGAAGACCGGGCGCCCCCACCACAAGCGGGACAGCATCCCCACGATGCCGCCGCGCAGCTGTGAGGCGCGTGGTGTCGGGAGCTGGTAGTTGCTGCCGCTGTAGATGGATTGCAGAGCGATGGTGTCGCCGGACCACCAGGCGCTGTAGGTGGCGAAGTCGTCGTAGGCGGTGTCGTGGGGCTTGGGCGGCCATGCGCCTGCGTACTCGGGCATCGCCACGGGCAGCCTCCGAGAGGGTGTCGAGCGCGCGAAGTCCGTTGCAGCGCTGTGAAGTTAGAAGAGTGAGGAGAGCGGGCCTATACGAGGCTCATCGCTGAGATCTCGCCCGCGCGGGTGAGGTAGACCAGGCCGCCGCGTCTGGCTTCGGCGCCGGTGAGGTCGCGGTAATAGTTGCTGCCGCCGTCGAAGGTCGGTGAGCAGATACGGGTGCGGGTCTTCGCGGTTTCGACCGCCCACGAATGGAAGTGGCCGTGCGCGAGGATGTGCGCGCCCGCTGGATTCTGTTGATGGAACGCTTGATCCGACCACCACGTGAACGCGTGCGAGTGTTTAGCGGTGGCGCCGCCCTTCCACTGGTGGCCGTGGGCGATGGTGAAGACGGTGTCGCCGCGGGCGACGGTCATGAACCCTTGCTCGGGATCGGGCACTTCGACGCTGACATGCCCGAACGCGGCCTCGTTCATCTTCAACGCGTCGGCGACGCTGATGGCGCACTCGGTGGCCCAGCCATCGCCAGGGTTCGTGTTCTGGAACCGTTGCGCCTGATCATGATTACCGTTCACGACCGACACCCACATCGTGTCGGTGAGCGGCGCGAACTGCTCGATGGTGTGCAGCATCAGGCGGCGCAGAATGCGGGTCTGGGTAGTGACTCCGTACTCGGTGCGCCACCAGTTGCGGCCGTCTTGGGAGACGTTGCCCTCGATGCAGTCACCCGGGAACAGGATGTGCACGCCCGCGACGCCGCGGATCTGAAGGACCCGATACTCACGGACTGCGCGGTCGACGGTGTCGAGGAACTTGTCGACGATGGTGTCGGTGCCGCCGTTGTCGGCCTTCGCGATCTGAAGGTCCGAGCATTGGAGGTTGAACACGTGCGGGCCAGACGACACGGCGGGCTGATGCGCCGCCCAGCCGTCGATGCGAGCGATCAGTTCGCCGAGGTTCGAGTCGGGTCGGCGGGGCGCGATCCGGAACCGGTACGCCGCGAGCCAGCGTTCATCGTAAGTCTGCCACCGCGAGACGCGCGGATGCCCGACGATCTGCACCTCATCCGGGTCGTACCCGAACTGCCGCAACAGCTCGATGTAGGAGGCTGGTGGATCGTGCAGTGCGCCGGTTTGGATGAATCCGCCTGTGACAGCATCGTATTCGGTGCGGGGCCGGTACTCGGGTTCTTGCGCGGTCGGTTGTGCGGCGAGGTCATCGGCGAGGCTCATGCAGCCTCCGCCGCTTCTGTTGCCGCATAGCATGAGCATTCGCGGCGGCAGTGTTTGCGAAATCGGGTTTCGCCCGCCTCGCAGCCGTGCCGAGAGGCGATGCGGTGCAAGTTAGCGACGTTCCGGCTCGCATTGGAGATCGCTTGCTCCACGAGGGTTCGATTCTCCTGATCCAGAGCCGCCAGCCACTCGCCTGTCTTACAGAGACGAACGGGCTTGTGATTGGCTGCCGCGAGGTCGTCGGCGAGGGACATACGATGTCTCCTAGATCATTGTGCCTAGTAACTATCGTATTGCTGCAAGTCAAACATGATCGTGGCGTCCCTACGCGGCGTCCACAAGATCAGCCTTCGAGCGGCCCGCCAGTTTAATGCGGCGCCGCCACTTCCGTTCGGTCGTGGTGATGCTGTAGCGGAGGCTGTCGCACGAGTGGTCGTTGAGCTTGATCGGCTGATCCTTGCCCTCTTCGGTGGCTTTGGTGTCCCACACGTAGCCGGGGATCTCTTTCAACAGAGCCGTGCACCGATCGGCGATCTTCAGTTTGTCGACGCTGAAAAGCGCTGACACCGTCCGGATTCCGTAGAGAACATCGTTCATGGCCGGGACCGTGCTGAGACCGTCTTGCTTCAGCTGGACGCGGTAGTCGGCGGCGGAAGGGTCCACGGCCACAGGGCACGTGATGCGCGGTGGGTTGTCTGGGTCGTCGCTGGGGTGGTGAGGTCCAGTCAGCCACTCGCGCAGCCCCTCCGAGAGTTGCACGTTGGTGCGGCGCGCTTCCCGGTTCGACGGCTCGTACCGCCACTCGTCGACGGCATACAGCACGTTGTCGACACCGAGCCCGAGCATTGTCGCCGCGGTGGGGTTGGTGGTGCCGTGGTCGACGCCGACACCGATGTACCACTGCATTTCCGGCAGGTCCGCCCATGCGATGACGTGGCGGGACTGGTCGAAGCAGTCGTAGACGGCGCCGTCGGCGGCGACCCACTGTCCGAGGATGTTCCGCAGATAGAACAGGCCCTGGTTCTCGGCCTTCAGCGACGCGACATAGTCCGGATGCAGTGATGGGTTGTCGTCGAGGGTGAAGTCCCAGGCACCCAACCGCATGTCGGGCTCGCCCGCGCGGTCGATGAAGTTGACCTTCAGGTAGTGCTGCGGGTTGTCGGGGTTCGTCGTGGCCAGGCAGCGGGCGCCGGGGACGGACAGGCGCGCCAGGAGTTGGTTCCAGAAGTTCTCCGGCAGCAGTGTCGCTTCGTCGACCAGCGCGAGGCAGGCGGTGAGGCCGCGGAGTTTGCCTTCTGCGCGGACGTCGGAGGCGCCGATCAAATGGACGGTGCGGCCGAAGATGACGGCGATGTTGGAGCCGCGCGTGTGGTGCACTTCGCGTGCCCAGGGACCGAACACGGCCTCGTCCTGCATCGGTTCGAGGATGTTGCGTTCGATCGTTTGCAGGGTGCGCCCGCAGATGAGGATGAGGCCGGTGTTGGGTGCTTCGACGACGGCGCCGTAGAACGCGAGAATGCTCGCGATCGTCTTGCCGGAACGCACGGCGCCGGACCAGATGCTGATGCGGTGCCGCTGAGATTCGACAATCGAGGCGATCTGCTTGCGCGACAGCGGAAGCGAGTCGACGTTCACGCGGCGTCGCGGTCCTCGCTCGCGGCGTCAGCCTCGTGCAGGGTTTCCAGCATCCTGAAGAACGTGCCGACCATGGACGTCGTCTCGGTGGACACGGTTCCCTTGGCGTCGGCGATGGCCTTGAGTTCAGCGGCTTTGTAGGTGCCGGTGAGTTTGGCTCGCTGGTCCATGATGGCCAGCGCTCGGTCAATCTTCCATTCCGCGCCTCGCTCGCCGGCGACGATGTCGGGCCAGATCGCGGCGAGCATGGCGTCGAGGCGTTGGAGTTCGAGTTCTAGGTACTCTTCGGCCTTTTCGCGGGTGACGTCGGCGAGTGCGTCTTGGATGTAGCTGGAGATGGTGGACTTGTGTAAGCCCATGATCTCTGCGATTTCGTACTGCTTCTTTCCGGCGAGGCGTAGTTCGAGGGCGCGTTTGCGGCGCTGCTGAACCTCGAGCGATTCTTCGACGGGCTTGGATTTCTTGCGTGCCATTGGGCGGAACCTCCGTACACGGCGGCTCCTGGCCGTCCGCGATCAGGTGGTGATGGGGTCGGCTGCCACCTGGGCGAGCCGATTGAGGGGCACGATGCGTGCCGGACCGGAGATGAGGGGCGTGATCAGGGCGCGACCGTGGCGTACACGCGTGACGCGATACCGCGACGGCGTGCCGGTGACGGTCACGATGTCGCCGACCGTGATGGCCATAACCAGACCTCCGGAGACGAGGGGCTACGTGCGGGCGAGACGTGTGACGAGACGCGCGACCCAGGTGAACAGATCCACCTGGGGCGGAAGGTCGTTCATCAGGTGGCGCGCGGTGTACTCGATCGCCACCCGCGTCAGCAGCGGGTGCTGCTCCAGGGCGCGATCGACGCCCTCCGACAGCAGCTCCCCCGGCGGCGCGACCAGTTCCGCGACGACGACCGCGGCGCCGACGAACACCCACAAATGCCACGCTTTGATGCGGGATCTCATGGCGGCTCGCTAGTCGGCTTCGTCGTCGCCGTCGACGACCATGACGTGCTCGACCATGCCTGTGTTGGTCATGGCCGACCAGATCGCGGCAGCGACATCGGACGGCGACACCTGCACGGGTTCGGGGGTTTCGATCGCGAGTTCGAACAACCACAGTTTCAACCGGAATTTCATGATGGCTCCTGTGGTCGTTCGGTGTGCTCGCGGCCGTCGAGGCTGTGGTGGATGATCAGCCAGCCGCGTGGATGCAGTTCGGTCCGCGGCCCGCACACGCAGTCAGCGCCGGTGAAGGTATGCGCGACAGCATCATCGAGCGGATGGATGTGGTACTCGCTCGGTCTGGTCAGGCTGTATCCGGCTGACCACTTGCCTGCCATGCTGCGACCGCCTCCGTGATCCGGTCCGGCGAATACCCCGCCCAATGCTCGCCACCTGCGACGACCACGGGGGCTTGGAGGTAGCCGAGGGACTTGATGTAGTCGAGCGCTTCCGCGTCCTCGGTAACGTCGACCTTGCGGTAGTCGGCTCCGAGGGAGTTCAGCTTCTTGATAGTCGCTTTGCACGGCTGACAGCCCGGACGCGAGTAGACGGTGATCTCTGGTGTCGAGGTCAAGGCAGGCGAATCCCCAAGTCGGGCAGCGACGGAAGCTCGATGACGGGCATCGGCGGCGGCACGAAGTCGGCGATCTCCGGAGGCAAGGCGTGCTCCACAAAATCGGGCACGAACTCCTTCACCGGAGTCGGCGTATAGGTCGGGCTCGGCGCCCACGCCGCGGCCATGTCGTCGAAGTCCGCCAGCGACGGCAGCGGGCCGGGCGTCCATTCCGGCAACGGCAGAGTCTGTTCGACCGGTGGCAGCCCGGTCGGGGTGTGCTCGGGCAGGTTCGGGTTCGGTGACGGCATGTCCACGAGATGCTGGCCCGGCTCTAGGCCGTCGGCTTCGCCGGGCGCGTACCCGTGCCAGCCGGTCAGGTAGCCCTGCACAGCGAGCCCGAAGTGGACGGGGTCCACCCACGGTGCGGGCGCATCGCAGACGACGTCGTATTCGTGGCACACCGAGACCGTGTTCGGCCCGAGTTCGCGTTCGCCGGGCGAGGAGATACCGGGCACGATGCCGGGCAGCGCGTCGTAGATACCGCCCTCTGCGCGCGGGTCGCCGTAGAGGATGGTGTGGTCGGCTTGGTCCTGGATGTTGCCGGCCACTTCGGCACCGAGGGAGTGCCCGAGCACGGTCACTTCCCCGTTGGGGCATTCGGCACGGTAGGCGTCGATCTTCGCAGTCGCCGCGGCTTGACCGTCACGGACGGACTCGTCCTTGGTGTACGGGCCGGTTGGCCAGATCGAGGACGGATAGTCGAGCGATTCGGTGCGGTAGCCGTCGCCGTAGGCGGCGAGGTGATCACCGAGCATGGTGGGCTGGCCTGCTTGTTCGGCTGCTCGCTGGCCGGTGCCGCCGATGCCGAGAACGTATGGGCGGCAATCAGGTTCCGCTGACGCGAGCGGGGTAGCGGCGGGGAAGCCGAGCGGCCCGAGATAGACGACACCGAGCGCGGACACAGTGAGGGCGCCTGCGCGGAGACGACGGGACATGAGGGGCCTCCTGGCAGGCCGGAACAAAGGGGGGGAACTCCTGGAGCCCGCCGCGCGCCCGGGGGTAGCGAGGCCGGGGCGCGGCGGGCTATGGTCGCGGCGCACACAACAGGGCTGCTGCGCGACCGGACGCCACCTAGATGCCCTGCAACTCGCGTGAGATCGAGTGCGAGCGGCCCCGAGCCGAATGGGGCACGAGGGTGGTGGCGAAATTTCGCGGTAGGCGTTCTCTGGGCAGCACCGCCACTACCACTGCGTTACCTCGAATACCGAGGTCGCACTACGCAATACGCGCAGCTAAGACTTGATCTCCAGCCAGACCAGATCCATCCGCTTGTCCTCAGCCTCTTTGACGATCTCGTACGCGTTGAGACCGTAGGTCGCGCGATGGGGACCGTTATCCTCGGTGAGCACGAACCTGCCCGGATCTGGGGTGTTCATAATGTGCTTTGCCAAGTGGTCGGCAAGGGGAATGCTCACGAATGGCGGTTCGCCGCTACGGAGCGTGACCACCAGCGTGTTATCCGTCAGGTCCCAGACCGACCAGCGCTTCGTCGGCGCATCGGGGCTTTCAGATGTCTGTTCGTGGCGGATGCTGACCGAGCGCGCGAACACTGTCAGGGTGACAAGAACCGGTTCGTGAGAGCCGATCTCGATCTCGTGAATCTTCGGCGGATGATCCTTCGGCATGAGAACGGGCTTGCCGTTGATACGAACTTCTCGCGGAATCAGAATTCCGTTGCCGCCATCGAGACTGCCGCCGTCGAGACTATCGCTTTCCCGGTGTTCGATGATCTCGATGTCCGCACAGTCGGGCAGGTCTCTGGGCACGTCGTTCTCCTGGCTTCGGGTTCAAGATTTCCGCGTTCCACCACCAGGCCAGCGGTGAAAGACGGCCCGGTAGTACCGGGCTGCGAGCCCGGATGCTTCGCGTAGCGACATGTGTTGCAGCAGAAGCGTTTGCAAGGTCCGGAATGGGTGTTCGGAATTGGCCCAGCGTGCCAAACCTTCGCCGCGGGTCCAGTACTCGTTGAGCTGGCGGCTCGCGCCGGTCTTGCCGTCAGGGTCAGCCATACGCACCGCCGTTTACATCTGAAAAAGAAGACCGCAGGTCAGGGCGTCACTCCTTGAGCAGCGCGGGATGCGTCACAAAGAACAGCGCTGCGGCGGCGTCCTCGTAGACAGGCCACAGCACCGCGTCCACCGCATCGGCGAACGACGGCATGCCGAGACACGCGCTGAGGCGATCAGCGACGGCACGAACCTCAGCCGACAGGGATTCCGGACGGATCACGGGGTGCTCCTCGTTGGCTAAGTCAGCACAGTCGGTTCGCCGATCACGCCGCCGTCGATGTCGCGGCTACCCCAGAACAGTTCCGGGGAACCGTCAGCGTTGACGAACAGAATCCAGGAGGTGCCGTCGTTGCGGACGCCCTCGACCAGACCTGACCAGTCCTTCGTGATGGACGGGTGCTCGTAGCGTTCGATGTTGATGTTGCGCATGGATGCTCCTGAAAAGTGTTGCCGGAACATCCATCCGGACGAGTTAAGCCTGAAGCCACAGACGACGGGCGGGTTGTTCGGGTGGCGAGACTCGAACTCGCAACTTCCCGCTCCCAAAGCGGGTGCTCTGACCAAATTGAACTACACCCAAAGACCCGCCGATTTGAGGAAGTCGAAGCTCTAGCCTTGGCGGGGTTGCTCCACGGAATAGATGTGCGCACATTTCCGCTTCGCTCCGTGTACGGGGTGGCGGTCCGGTCTATTCACTCCACTGGGTACCTCCGGGCGTGCCCGGCTTCCTAACCCTGCGACCGCTCTTACCTAGCGCAAGACCCATCGTTGCGGTGCCGCGATTCGAACGCGGGACTCCGGCATATGAAACCGGCAGGGTACCGAACTCCCCCACACCGCAATGCGCACGGCGGGGAGTGCATGCCCCTGTTGCCCCGACGACTCCCTGTCGCCGGACCGCGCTCGCACAGGCGGAGAGAATCGAACTCCCGACACGCGGCTTTGGAGACCGCTGCTCTACCACTGAGCTACGCCCATTCGGTTCCGCCACGAGGCGAAACACCGCGGAAGACAGAGGACTCGAACCCCAGACACTTTCATGCCCGAACGCGCTAGCAACGCGGCTCGACCTCCATGGCCGATTTGTCTTCCAGTGAAGAACGGCCCTGGACTCGATGAGCGGAACCGTTCATAGCGCGGAAAGTTGAGGAGTCGAACCCCCGGGACGCGATGCCCGCCTCCGGCTTTCGAAACCGGCTGGCCTCCACAGACCGGAACTTTCCATCACCGCCGCCGTTCAGCGTGCGGTACAACTAGATTCGCAGGAGCGCAGTAGCGCTGCAACTGATTTTCCGACGTGCAGATACGCGAAACCCGGTACGCCGACCGTCCGGACGGCTACCGGGTTCACTTCCGCAGCCTAGAGGCCGCTACCAGACATCAGATCGGAGACTGGTTTTGGATACACGTGTAACGACGATCCTGATCTTACAGGTAGGGCCTATGCGGAATCAGGCGGCGATTGTATCGTTTTGATAACGACGCATTGACTTCTCGGCGCTCGTACGCATCCGCTCGATATGCGCCACCAGCTCTGGCGTTATATGGAACCACTCCCCCGAGTGCCGATCCATGCCGAACTGCATGTGCCGCTTCAACTCAACGCTACGAGCACCCGGCTCAACGGCGGCGATCTCGTCATACGGAATATGACGTACCCGATTCCGCAGGTTGCCTGTCCAGCCGATCTTTACGTACGGCCCGAACCGCACGTAGTAGACGACTGGTCCGGCAGCAGACAGTCCTTCGAATATCGCAGTCCACTTCGCCTGGTGCTCGACCTCGTTACGCGCGTAGAAGCACCCGGGATGCTGGCATCGCACACGCTCGCCCTGTCGATCAGTCCAGAGGCAGTCGTCATTTCGGCAGCTGGGGCATCGCCAGAAGAGTTTGCGGCTCCCCGCTGGAAGCGCATCGCGTACCGCATCTTCGAGCGCGTAAGCGTTCATGTGCAGGGTTTCCGCAGCGAGCCCGAAGTCGCGCACCGCAGTCCGCCAGTGGTCAGCGCAGAGCCGAACGTCGGAAAGAATGGCATCGGACGCAGGCGAATCGCAATCAGATTGACCGCAGGAGGTTGCGAGCGCGCGTGTTGCAGTGTCGTTGGAGAAGTGGGTTGTCGAGTAGTAGAGCGGCGAGAACTTGGGCCGATCCAAACCAGGGTCTCCTTGTATCGAGTGGTTACGGATTGCGTTGGGTCATTCCGGTGTCTCCAGGGCGAATCCGCCGTACACCGAGCCTTCTTGGCCCGGTTCGTTGCTGCGGGTGCATGCGTGGTCGTGGTACGTGGCGCGTGGGCAGCGTTTGTTGCCGCAGTCCGGGCAGACGATGAACGGAACGCACCACAGTTCGCGCGCGTCCGGGTCGATGTCTTCGACGGTCTTCCGCCATTCGTGATGGCAGAAGTGGCAGCCGCACAGATCTATCGGGAAGCGGGAGAACACGACGAACGCGAGCTTGGCCTTCATGCCGCATCTCCCAGTTCGAACGCTTCTTGCGCGCCGACCGGTATCGGGATCGGCTCCGGCATGGCGGCAGCGGCGGTGAAGTCCGCGGTGACGATCTCGACGCGTGGGGAGACGCCATGCCATTCGCCGTCGTAGTAGGAGGTGTCGATACCGCAGTTCGCGTCCAGGACAATGCCTGTCGCCTTGCTGAACTTCTGGTATTCGCGGTCGCCGCCGTGGCCGTCATAGCAGGGCTGGCCGCTGTATCGGAACGGTGCTGAGGTCTGCGGGATGATGAAAACCCCGTAGCGGGCCACCTGGGCGGCGACGGCGATGGCGTGGTATTCGAACTTGCGGCCCGTGTATCCGCCGGGCGCGTCCTTGCTGCGTTTGATGGCACCGAAGGGCGGGTTTCCGATAGCGACGTCGAACCGCCCGAGTCCCATGCCCGGCACGTCGAGGATGTCGCCACACACCCACTGCGCTTCGGGCATGATCTTCTTCCCGATTCGCACATAGTCGGGGTTGCGTTCCACGCACACGAACTCGCGCAATGGGTCGCCATCCCATCTGTGCCCGAACAGGTTTCGGCACCCGAACGACAGGCGACCGATACCGGCCCCGAGGTCGATGATTCTGCGGACACCGTCTGGGACTTCGATGGAGAAGTCTCGCGCTAGCCCGAGCGGGGTGAAGAACGCGCCGTGGGTGGAGTTGCTGGCGGTGGATGCTTCCTGAAAGTGCTCCAGCACATGGAGCTTCTCGTCTTCGGTGAGGTTTCGTTCGAGGTCGACGAGCGCGAGCGCTTCAGCGTGCAGCTTCTCTTCGGCCTTCGTGAGTTTCGCCATCAGGCCGCCGTCGCTTCCGTGATGCGCCTGTACTCCGCGTCTGAGAGCCGCTGCATATCAGGATGACCGACACCCCCAAGACGTACGCCGACACGGTTGCATGCCAGGCATTGACGCCGACCGGCACGCATCCCGGATGCCACGAGATTCGGCGCAGCGAGCAGGTGCCCACGGGGACAACACTCAATCGAGGGTTTCCCACTCATGATCTTCTCGTAGTACCAATCGGCAGTCGCCTTCAGATCCCAATGGGCATTCTTCGGGATTCGCAATCTGGCGCGCGCCCTGCTGCATGCTAGACAGGATCGATGATTGAAGGCGCTAGCGTGGTACTCGCGAAGATTCGGAGCTGCCAGAATGTGACCGAGTGGACAATGCGTTCGGTTCACGAATATGTTCGTGCCGTGCACCAGTTTGTCGCGTTCGTTCTCGGACTTGCTCCCCCAGACAAGGTTTGATACACGATTGTCGACCCGAACACCGTTGAGGTGTCGCATTTCCTGCCCCTCGCCGGGCACGCCGAAGAATGCTAACCCTACCAGCTTATGGACCGTAAACACCTTCGCCTGTCCGAATTTACTAAGACTGACGTAAGCATAGCCGCAGCGATTTGTTCTCTGCTTCACAATGATCGTACGCGAACGTCCGACGCGACCGAGACCACGATTGACGGGCCGGGCCAAGGATTTTATCCTGCCTTGATCAGAGACTTCATAGAAACCTTCGTATCCAGGTATTGCGCGCCAATTCTCGGTCATGCTGCCGCCTTCCAGCCATAGCTGGCGAGCACGCCCGCGATGTCAGGGGGCTGCCACCCTTCAGGCTTCACTATTTTGTTCGTCACGGGATGCCGTACAACATTGCCGTCAACCGCTTTTTGCATGTTTGAGAAATGCACCGCAGCCCACACGGAGGCCATCGGTAGGTGCAGCAGCGCCCCCAGTGCCGCGGTGGCGCTGATCAGTAGGTCGATGTACGCGGTCGTCAGCCGGAGATCCCGCCCTTCGGCAGCCGCCGTGAGCCGGTTGCGGTAGAGGTCGAGGCGGTGCGGCCACGAGTGCGGTGCTTCGCGGCGGTAGGTGTCCCAGGTCGGCGGCCAGTTCACGTCCCGCAGTACGGGTGTGTCCGCCTCCAACTGGTGTGCGACACCGATTCGCAGCGCGAGTCCTGCCGTGACGTACAGGGTGTCGGCGATGCCGTCGGCGGCGCCGGTCATGTCGCGGGCTTCGAGCGCTTCCCGGAGTTCGTCGACTTCTTCGCTGATGAGCCGCAATGCCAGCGTCAGGTCTTCGCTGCTGGGCCAGCCGGGGTGGTCGCGTAGCGCGACGCCGCAGGCACGGTTGAACGTGGCGACGTCCCGGTAGACGCTCATGCTGCGATTCCTTCGTCCGCGCGCGCATGCATGTACGCCTTCGCGCGCGTCACCTTGTCGTGCAGGTCTTCGAGCAGCAGGTAGGTGGAGAGCCAATCCCGGGCGTCGTAGGCGACCTGCACTTGCTGCCCGAGCGCGTCGATCTCGTGTATGACGACCGCGACATCGGTGTCAGTGGGATGCCGCCAGAGCCGATGCTCTTCCACCTGGTCGGCGGTGACCGGGCCGTCGAAAGACAGGAGTTGCCCGCATTCAGTGCATGTCGCCACGGTGAAGCCTCCTACAGGTCGGCGAGATTGAGGATGGCGGTGTTGTCGCTGACCGGCGCGGAGTCGTCGGCGAGGATGTCGACGACGGTCCGGTAGTGGCCGCCGTTCAGGTCGGCGGTGAGACGGCAGTGGTAGTGGCCGGCGAACAGCCGCCGCGGCATGACTTGGTCGACGACGCGGCGCAGCAGTTGCCGGTGTTGTTCGGCGGTGGCGATCTCTTGCTGCGAGAAACCGAACGGGTTGCCTTCGATGCAGGGGATGCGAACACCTGCGGGTACGTCGTGGCAGATCATCACGTCGGCGCGTCCGTCGTCGGTGGCTTTCTGAGCTTGGGCGATGCTGATCGTTTCGCCGCACCACCATTCGCGGCCGGGCGTGCGCCAGGGGCGGTCTACGGAGTGGGCGCCTCCGAGCGCCAGGAACCGCACACCGTTCCAGGTCCACCGGTAGGTGCGGGGGAGATAGAAGATGTTGGGGCGCAGCGGTATCGCCGTGCAGCCGTGTTCGGCGACCTTCTTGCCGAGGTAGGCGTGGTCGTCGTGGTTGCCGTCTACGAAGCCGAGCACGAGCCCGGTTCGCTGTAGGGCGTTCTGCACGCGCGCCATGAACTTCGGGTCGAACCGGTAGGCGAAGTCTCCGACGTGCAGGATCGCTTGCGCGCCATGTGCTGCCGCGTGCTCGATGCCGCCGATAGCGGCGGCGCTCCATCCGTGCCAGTCCCCCGCAATAGCGACGTGGGCCGGGTTGAGGGCTTCCCAGGTAGTCACGGCCGATCGTCCTGTTCATCGTTGTCGCCGCCTAGAAGCAGGTGCACGATGCGGCGGACGTCGTCGGGTTCCCATACGAGGTAGCGGGTGTCGGGGTCGTAGTAGCCTTCGCGGTCCACGTTCAGGTCGACTGGGTAGGACACACCGGTTGTGTCCATGGCTCGTTCGCGCTCGAGCATTTCGTCCGAGCTTCGCGCGTCGGGGGTGTTGATGCTGCGGTAGTAGAAGTCGTCGATGTAGCCGCAGTCACCGACCAGGATGTCGAATCCGTCCGGCCAGCGGGAGCCTTCGCCGCCATACAGGACGAAGGGCGTTCCTTTGGGCATCTTCTTCAGTTCGCTCTTGCTGACTATCTTCATCCGCGCCTCCTGGCGTTCGGTCTCGGGCGTTCACGCCGCCTCATGCTGGGCGTCGGTGATGGGTGGTGCGCCGATCAGTCGCCCGAGTAGCGCGAACTGTTCTGGCCCCCAGCTGGTTTCACACGCCGCGCACCACGCCGCGGTCTGGGTGGCTTGCAGTACGTACCGGCGCACCATCTCCCCCGCTCCCCCATCCACGAGCATGGTCGTTTCTCCGCAGGCGGGGCAGGCGGCGCGTAGTTCGTAGGTGTGGGTGATCTCGGTGGGCAGGAGCGCGCGGGCGCGGTCCACCCACGCTTCGAGTTCACGGGTCATACGCCGGAGTTCGGCGACGTCGTGCGGGCGCCACGGGTGGTCGGCGAGCGCGTAGAGGCGGCGGACGGTGACGGGTTTGCCGGCTGGTTCGGTGGGGGTGTCGGGCCACCAGACGCTGACGCGGGTGTCGATGCGGACGATGAGGGAGAGCGCTTCGGTCCAGCCGGGTGTCGAGGAGGCGGGTGCGGAGCGGGCGTAGGTGTCGCCTTGGTCTTCGCCGTGCCGGGCGTCGAGGAGTTCGGTGTAGAGGCTGTCGCGGATGATGGCTTCGGGGCCGTCGTCGCGGTCGATGGTGTCGGGGCGCAGGCCGACGAGGCCGTGCACGGCATCGGTGAATGCTGTGTGGGCGCCGCGGACCAGCTCAACAACTTCACTCACGCTGCGCGGCCTCCCGGCTGTCACGGCGAGCCGCGAACTCATTCTTGATCCACTGCGGCATACGCGCACCGACTGGGAGGTCGGCCATTGCCCGGTTCAGATCGGTCGGCGTCTTTCGCCATGCGCGACGGCCGCCGCAGATGCGGCATGTGCCGTAGTCGCCGTGGTCCAGGTCGGGTGTGTCGCAGTAGCAGAGGATGTGGGAGTGCCAGACCGTGAGGCAATCGCGGTGATAGAGACCAGACTCGCCACGCCACCACGGCCCCCGCTCACGATCCCATTGGCTGGATACATTGACTGGGTCGGCGTTGCGGCTGTTGCCGCCGCACCATTCGCAGCGGGTGAGCAAGTAGCGCCGCAGGTCTTGCAGCGGTGGTACCTGAATCCACCAGTGGTGCGGGTGTCGCGCCCACGTCGAGGGCTTGCATACGGTGCCGGAATCGTGGCCGCCTGGTTCTCGATGCCAGATGGTCACAATCGACGGGAAGTACAGTTCCCACGATCCGAGGTACCAGTAGCACCGCCAGCCGATCTGGCGGGTGTGTGGACGTTTCGTGCGGGTGATGTGGGGCCATGGCCGCCGGATGTCGGCGACGACGACGTCCGGATCATGCATTTCTGGTGTCTCCGTTGTGCTCGTGTTCTTCTCGGACGCAGCGCATTTGGCGGTCGAAGACGCATTCGTCGGGGCGCAGAACGGCAGGAAACCATTCGCCGCGTATGCCGCCTGCGTCGTAGGGCTTCGGTTTGGTGCGGTGTTCGCGGTTGCGCCGCTTCCAGAGGGTCACTCGCGCTCCTGGTCGCCGAACAGGTCGACCGGTCTGACGGGTCGGTTGTGGTGGATGAGGGCGTGCGCGCGGGCGAGGTCCACCAGTTCAGCGGGGGTGAGTGGCCGGGCTTCGCTGACGTGGTCGGTGATCTCGCCCCACAGCAGGCAGGCGTGGGAGACGCAATAGAACTTCGGGGGCACAGACGCTCGTTTAGGCATCGTTGATGTCTCCGGCCGAGTGCGCTGTCCGAGCCATCGCAGCAAGCGCCCCCACATAGGCCGCCACCATCGCGAGAACGGTGGCAGCACTAATCGCAGTCCGGTTCATCAGGCTCGTCCTCCTCGAGAAATTCCCACGCGAGGTCTGTGTCTGAAGGCTCCGTATTCCGGGGATCGTCGGGCATTTGCTGACTCCTTGCCGCGTTTGATCTCAGAGTATCGACGGAGTCAAACACGGTTTCAGAGCACAAGAATTCATGGATAGCCGGATAGTCGCGGTACTACACGGATATGTCGTCGGGGCCGCTTCGTCGCAATGCCCGCTTCACGACCGCGACTTTCTCATCCCAGCCGTCGGGCTTGGCGAAGAAGTCCGGGTCGATCGCATACGTGATCTCGTCACTGCTCATCGCGACCACGACCGCACGGTTCCTTGCCTGCTCGTACAAGCACAGGTCTTCGATCAGCTTCAACCGTCGTTCCGCGTCGAGGGCGCGCGTCTGCCAGTGCCTGCGTGAATCCCACAGGCACCGAATCAGCTTCGCCTGTTTCACGCGGGCGTTGCGGTTGGCGTCGCGGCGTGTCTTGATCGCACCGAGTTCGGTTTCGCTGTCGAGCGCACGGTTCTGCCACCAGCGCCTCGATATCCATACGACGCGCACCACTTTGTTCGCGCGGATACGGGCGTGCTTCTCACCGAACAACACGGCGTTGTACAGGCGCGCCTGATACGGGGTGATGTCATCCTTGGTCATTGGTCCTCGAGACGGGTTTTGATGTGCGCCAACTGGTCTTGCCATGTCGGCGCGGGGGCTGAGGCATCTGCTGGGGGTGCCACCGAGGGACGTCTGTTCTCGCGCCGCTTCCGGGCCGCGGCCCGTTCAGCCTTACTGCGCCCCTTCCCCGGTTTCGGGCGCAACGGCCCGGAGATGCGGGCAAGGTCAGATTCGGCGTTGAACAACGGAAAACTGGGCGACGACGGCACCGTCAACACCTGCCCGGTCGGCGGCCATCTGAGCCGGTGATGGCAGGACCCGGACCGGCCGAGATATTCCCACCCGACCGCCTGGGCGCGGGCGATGAGTTCCCGTGCTTCCTTCTGGCTGGTCATGCCGGCTCCCCGAAAGGGATCTCGTCGACGCCGCGGTTGTGCTGGATAGCCCATTCGGCGAGGCACGGCATTGAGCAGAAGTGGTGTTCGTCGTCCCAGCCGGGGAAGCGGAGGATCAGCCAGCCGGCGGTGTCGGTTTTCGTGCGTGTCCAGGTGCCGCAGTCGTCGCGGTCGCAGTGCATCGCGAGGCTCATGCGGCGTCCTCGATTCCGTTGATCCTGTCGACGCCCCAGTCGATGAAGTTGTCGAGGTCGAACTGTGCGAATCGCGCGATGGTCACGGTCAGCACAGCCAGGGACGCCAGTGTTTCGACGGGTGCTGCGTTTTCGGCGATCACGCGGGCACCGCGTTCGTCACCGTCCAGGGCCGCGCGGAGCAGGGCGTACGAGTCCCGCACGGCGTCCTGTTCGACGTCGTTCAGTTCACCGCGCGCGCGATCGAATTCGGGGCTGCTCATGCGGCGGCTCCCATGTGGTCGATGACTTTCCATGGGCTGTCGGCGTCGGCGCGCGCTTCGGTGGTGACGTGGTAGCCGGCTTTGTAGAGCGCGTACCGTTGTTCTTCCCAGTCGCTGCCGCGGGTGCGGATCGTGTACGCCTCATCGGTGGCGGGGTCGCGGTAGGTGATGCGCCATTCGGCGAGGCTGCTGCGTGGAATGTCGTCAGGCGACGGCATCGGCGAAGCCTTCGGGGAGGGCGAGCCTGTCCAGGGCGGAAATGCGAAGCGCGGGATGCGGATCATCGATGGGTGCTCCGAGAAGTCGGCAGCCGATGCGGGTGAGTCCTACGGCGTCGGCGATGTTGTTGTCGTTGATGGGGAGGTTCGGGAATTGGCGGACGGTGGCGGCGAGGACAGCGTCTTTGTGCGCGTTTCCGGAGCCGGTCACGTACTTTTTGAGGGTGTTGGGTGGGACGGGGACGATCCAGTAGCCCGCGCTGGTGAGGGCGTCGTAGGTGAGCCACCAGAGTCCGTGCCGGTCCATGGCGGAACCGGTGGTGGACGCGTAGGCGGGTGCTTCGGTGACGATGAGTGGGTAGTCGTCTTCGGGGATGAGGCTGGTGATTTGTGCGACGAGGTGGTTGAGGCGTTTCCAGCGGTCGTCCCAGGTGTCGGTTTTCGAGCCCTTGGATTCGACGAGTTCGGTCCATACACGCGGGTCGCCGGGGCGGGTGCTGGCGAATCCTGTTGCGGTGAGGGAGATGTCGAGGCCGACGACGGACCCGAACTGGGTGTTGCTGACGGTCACAGCGGCATCACCGTGGCCCAGGCGTCGAACGACCGGAACGGTTGGCTGCAATACCCGCAACGGAACATGCCGCAGATTTCGAGCCGGTCAGCGACAGCGATCCGTGCCTTGGTGACGCATCCCGGGCAGACGAAGACTTCGTGGCAGCCGCCGTGTACCCGCAGCAGGAACGCTGCGGGCGCGTCGCCGACGTGACGGCAGGACCCGCATTCCGGTTCGTGGTCGAGGTGTTCGATGCTCGACATGTCGGGGGCGAGGGCGGTGGTCATGCGGCCCGCCTTTCACGGTAGGGATGTTTCGTGGTGTGCCAGTGCTGACCCGAAGGGCAGCGATAAGCGCGGATCGGCCGCGGCCCTGGGGAGGGTGTGCGCCAGAAGTTCCGGATCGCGTTCTCGGCTTCGAATCGTGTGCCGTACTTCGTTTTCGACGGGGTGGGGCAGGGGTGTGCGCGGTCGATGGTGTGCTTGTAGACGAGCGCTACAGCTGTGCCGCGTTCGTGGTGGCTGGTGTGCCATCCGCACAGGCAGTAAGCGGTGACACTGTTCCCGCTGGTGTGGCGGACACCGGCGAGACGGTGCAGGTCAGTCATCGCCGTTTACCTCCTCGGGCAGGCGCGTCCACGCGGGGATCGGAAGGATAGGCCGCGACACGAGGTGTGCGTCGGCGCCACGCGACCGCATCGCGTCGACCACATGAGCGGCGTCAGCTTCGCTGTTTGCCGCCCACGTCTGCCGTTCACCGTCGGTACCGATGAAGCTGTAGCCGTATGCCGTGTCGGTGATGTCGCTGCGCGGAACCATCAGGAGTTCGGAGGCGATTACGTCGGCCACATGTTCGGCATGCTGGTGGCTGTTCATGAACTCCAGGTCTGGGCATGCACGGCATCCGATGCAGCTGCGGCCGGTCTTCTGGTGCTGATACAGCAGGCGTGTCAACGCTTCTCGCGCGCTATTCACCGCGCACCTCCTTGTCGACGGCGTCCATAGCTTCCGCGACCTCCCACAGGGTCATTCGCGGCCTATAGGACGGCGTCTGGATCTCCACTGGAATCCCGGCCGCCCGGGCACGGTCTACGCAGTCCCAGGTGCCACGCGACCGCTCCCGCGAGCCTTCGAGCGGGAAGGCCAGAACGAGATCCGCTCCGAGCGCAACCATCTCAGCGTTACGGCGCGGCCCGGCGGCCTTGCCGAACAGCCGCCACTCAGCGGGGTACCGCTCCTCGAGGAACGTGACGCCGGACCCGCCGTCAGGCAGCCGAAACCACGAAGCCGCATGGGCGTCGGCTCCGGTGGGGCAGGCGCCGTGAACGACGGTGAACGTGTCGCCCGCATCGCAGTGTTCAGCTATCGCCATGGCGAGGGCTTCCCACACGTCGTCCTCACACGGGTAGGAGCGTGACCCGGTGACGATCACACGGAAGTCGCTCATCCGTCGCCCTCCTCGATGAACTCCCACTCCACGTAGTCGCCGGTGAAGTGGGTCTTGATCGGCCCCGACATTCCGGGGGTGATGTCGCCCTCGGACAGGTACTCGGGCATCGGTTCGACACCACCGTCGTCGGCGTTGTCGAACCACGACACCAGCCAGCACTCGTCATGCGAAACGAACGGATGCTCATGCTCGCCGCGAACCCAGGACTCGCACCGACAGTCCGGGTATTGGTGGCACTCCGCGGTGCGGTCTCCGGCGCATCGGAACTCGATGCGGGGCCGGTCCTCGGTGCCGGTGATGGTCGCGGTGTGCAGATGCTCGGTCATCGGGCGTCGCCCTCCTTCGGCTCCCGCAGAACCGTCGCGGGCAGCGGAATGTTGCTGGAGTCGAAGTCATCGCGCTCCGAACCCGTCCTCCACCACCCCGCGTGCGGCAGATTCCCGTGCACCTCTTCGTCGACGTTGTCGGTGTCGCGTTCGTAGACATCTCCGAACCGGTCCGCGATGACGGCGGGAGTGACCGGGTATCCGTGTTCACGGGCAGCGGCGAGGGCCGCAGACGATTGCAGGGCGTCCAGAGCGCGTACTGTCTCGATCACCCGGACGGGAGGACGCACGCCCGCAGCGAGAAGCGCGTCCGCGCAGCAGTCGTACTCGTCACCGGGATAGCCGACATTGGGCAGCGGCGAGCGATGGTCACGCATGATCTGCGCCAGGGTGTCGCGGTCACTGGCCATCGGTGGCCTCCTTGCTGGTCGGAGGGATATGCACGACAGTCAGCCGCTTGCAGAGTTCAACCAATCCCTGGCTGTCGCGCTTCGTGTCCGCTCCCGCGAGCCACCAGTACGTGAAGTAGCGTTGCCAGGCGTCCCCGTCGGCGTCGATCACTACGGATTCGATAGGCAGCGCATCGAGTTCGGCAGGGTCGCTGATCACCCGGACGGGAGGACGCACGCCCGCGGCGAGCAGTGCGTCCACGGCGGTCTCGTGTTCGTGGTCTCGATAGTTGATGTGCTCGCTCAGCAGGGCGTTGAGCTGGGCGCGGAAGTCGTTGTCAGCCACGGTTGCCCGCCTCTCGGTTCCGGTTGCGGGGGTCGTTGATCGGGCACTGCTCTCGGTCTGCCAGGACAGCCCGCAGGCGCGGCCCCACATCAGCGCCGTCCTCGATGCCCAACAGGCACGCGATCTCCTGGGCGTCACGCTCGAGCAGCGCGTATGCCTCGTCCCACTGCTGGCACGTTCCTCGCAGGTCGTCGATGTAGCGGCGATCCTGAGCCAGAGTCAGTTCCGCGTTCGCCTTCCAGGTGCGTAGTTGCTCCAGCTCGTCGAGCAGTTGCCCGTACGTGTTGCGCATGTGCGCGATCAGCTCGGCGTCAGCCCACGTATGGCCCATCTGGTCGCACCGCGTGACGTCCTTGCCGTCAGCCGGAATGTCTTCGCACGCCACCATGTTCGATGTCCACGACACGGTGGGACTGTCGTGGCAGCACAGGCACCGGCAGCCCTTTTCGAGATGGCTGTGCGGGTCTATGTCCCACGGCCCTGGCGTTGCGGCGGCGAGCAGCTTCCGCCCTTCGGTGATGAGGTCAGGCACCGCCGGTCACCGCCTCGTCCAGGGCGTGCTGCAAGTCGGCCACCGCGCGCTTCCAGCCGCACGAAATCGGGTCGCCGTCGGGGTGGACGTCGCAGCGTGGGTGCGCGGCGAGGGCCGTCCGGATGGCCGCAACGGTGGCCTCCAGTTCGGCGATGCGGGCGCGAGCATCGTCGCGAGCCTGGCTGGCGCTATCGCGTTCGTCAGACAGCCGCCCGTAATCCTCGGCCCACAGGCGGTTGAGATCCCGCGCGGTCTGACGGAGATTCGCGAGTTCGGTGCGGGCGTCGGCGAGCTGTTCCTCAGTGTGGTCGAGTGTGCTGGTCAGCCGAGTGACGTTCTCCCGCAACTCGTTACGCTCGCGCATGAGTTCGTCGTAGGTCGGCACGCCGATGAGGTCGCGGTCAGGCATGGTCGCCTCCGTCGGGGATGGGTGCGCTGGGTGTCCAGTTCTTCAGCGCCACTTCGAGTTGTTGGATCTTGTCGAGCTGGAATCCCGACCAATGCATGTCGCCCACCACGACCACGGGCAGCGACCGGTAGCCGAGATCGCGCACGCGCGCCGCAGCGTTCGCGTCAACCGAGACATCGACCTTCACGAACGGAATACCGCGCGCGGTGAGCGCTTTCGCCGTCGCCACGCACTGGCCACAGCCGGGCTTGCTGTAGAGGACGATCGTCGGGGCGTCCGGGTGAATCTCGGTCATCGCGGGATCTCCTCCAACGCGAGCGCTTCCACGAACCGCGGCGGCGGATTCGTGATACCGAGGTCGGCGAACACGCGCGCAGCATCCCGGAGCGCGCCGCGATACACGTCGTGCTGGCGGGCGTACCGCTGCTGCTTGGCAGCGATCGCGGCATTGTTCATTCGAGTCTCTTGCCGCAATCCGTCCCACCGGATCAGCAGGTCAGGCAGATAGCGAGCCGCCCACTCCATCACTTCGAACAGCGAATCAGACACCCAATTCGCTTCCAGCGCAGCGAGTTTCGCTCGTCCTTGCGCGATCAGCTCGTCATCGGTCAGCGGCGGCATCAACGGTCCGCCGTCGCCGAACTCGCCGTGTTCATCGTTGGATGCGAATATCGACATTGCGTTGTCCTTTCACACCGCTAACGGCAAGAAGTCGGGGCGGTCTTCGTCGTCGCGGTCAGCGAACGGTTTGCCACCCCAGATGCCGGACACCCGGAACGGGCTCACTGCGGCGAGGGCGTCGTGGAGTTCGCGGCACTGTGCACGCAGCGGGCACGAGTAGCAGATACCGGTGGCTTTGAAGTGCCGGGCCTTCTGCTGGGCTTGTGTTTCGCAGTCGATGCGCCAGTCCCACATGGACGCGCGATGCGCGCGCATCCATTCTTGGTGTTGGGGTTCGCGGCATTTGGCGTCTGCCCACGGGTCGTCGCGCCGCTTCACGACGTCACCGTGTCGTCGTCGCTGTTGGTGACGAGGCGCAGGTGACGCGCCTTCTCCCCCAGTTCGCCCCACACGTGGACGGCGTCGCCGATGAGGGTGCGCAGCTGGTCGCGGGTGATGAGTGCGTGGGTGACGCCGTGGCCGGGGAGGTCTATGACGAGCAGCGCTTCGTCATTGTGGCGTTGGATTCCGATGCTGGTGCCGGAGCGGCTGCGGATCACTGGTGGCTCGCTTTCGTGCAGGGGGGTGATGCTGTGGCCCGTGGTGGCGCTGCCCTTGAAGCGCCGGAACGGGCGGCGGTTAGGCGGCTTTCACGTAGGTGCGGCGCTTGTACGGCTTCCGCTTCCGTTTCCGCTTGCTGCTCTTGGCTTTTTCGCCGTCGATGACGCGTGCGACGAAGTTGTCCAACGCGCGTTCTTCCTGCCGCTTCTTCCGGTCGATCTCACGCAGGGCACGTTCATGCTGAATGCGGTCGTCGACGGTCCGCTTGGCGGTGATGGCGTTGAGTGCCTTCACGTAGTCGGTGACGGCGGTATCGAGTTGGTTCTTCGGTGCCGTCCACAGGTGGTCGCTGAAGACCTCTATGGACCGGTACATGACGGATTCGTATCCGCCGTAGCTGCTCATGCCGCGACCGCCTCGTCGACGCGCTGGGCGAGCTGGTCGAGGGTCTTGGTCTGGTGGGTGACGATGATGTCTTCCAGCCAGTGCACGGCGTCGGTGTCCGTGGCGGCGAACAGCCCTTTGGCTTCTTCGTCCCACAAGCCGAGCAGGCGGGCGGCGACGGTTTCGATGTCTTCGACCGTGCCCGTGGCGGTGTTGAGGACTTCGATGCCGTCACGCAGACTGCCGGGCTCGCGGCGGAAGACGTACCCGCCTGCGAGCCGGACTGCCCAGCCTGCGATGCAGTTGCACCACGTGGACTGGTCGTGGGTGTCGGGGTGCCGCGTGATCTGGTCGAGGACACGGGCCATGAGGGGGATGTTGTGTTCCATTGGGGGTCACCAGGTTTCGGTGTTGAAGGGTCGTCTCAATAGGGCGTCAAGCCCAAGTCGCACAGAGGTGCCAGTCAGGCCCGGTCTCTGGGATGGGGATTTCTAGCAGCTCGCAGAAGCGGGCGAGCTGATCGGCCCAATCGGGAGAGACATCGAGGGGCTTCAGCGGTTGGGCACCTGAATCACAGCTCTGCACGGATGCTTTGATCCGCACCGACCGGGCGTCGTATTCGTAGCCGTACAGGTCGATCTCCACGCCGATGCTCTTGACCAGCTCGCGCAGCTGATCACGGTTCGCCGACCATGCCCGGTACTCCGGTGTCGCACGAAGCTCCTGACGCAATCGGTCGGGTTCGGCGGCTGGTATGCGCCAGTCGTCCAATGCCGCAGGCGCCAGCTCCTTGGGAAAGGGCACGTCGACCCACCCAAGGCGGCCCGCAAGTACCTCCTCCCAGTTCTCGCCGTCCTGCCACCACAGCGGCATCTGGTTGTCGTCGATGTCCTCGCCGTATCCGAGGTCGAATCCCCAGAACACGTCAGCGCTCAGGCTCATCCCCATGAGCGGTCCTCTCGTTCGAATGTTGTTGTGCGGGTATTGCATTGGTAGGGGCGGGCGGTCCGGGCCGATGTCATCTCGGACCGCCTGCCCCTCCTTCGCGGCTGCCGTCAGCGCGTGTGCGTGTGGGTCGCTGCGGTCAGTCGGGAAGGTCTGGTGTGGTTCGGTCGACGGTCGCGGTGATGTCGAGTAGGTCGCGTTCGACCTGCTTGCTGTCGTGCGCGCGGGCGTATTCCTCGACGAGCCGCCGCAACTGCTGGTATTTCTGCCAGGTCTCGCGGTGCAGCTGCTCAAGCCGTTCGTGAGGGCTCATGTCGGCCCAGGGCTCCAGCGGATCAGGCGGCATCGCGCACCTCCACCCAGCCGTGTTCGTTGCGCCAGTAGCGGTCGACTTCGCTGGTGGTGTAGATGGCGGGGTTGTCGGGGTAGTCGTCGACGACGCAGTCTTCGGCGAACCGGATGAACGTCGCGTCGGATGCGTTTCCGCCTTGCCGGAATCGGGTACCGTCAGGCACTTGGCTGGCGTAGTCCCAGCACCTCGCGGTCACGACAGCACCTCAACGAAGCCGTCGGGCCAGTCGGAGTCGACGACGGCCGCTGAGTAAAGGTCGCCGCGAGTTCCGCTCGGCCAGATGACCCGGAACTCGTCGCCTTCACGGAGGAACGACACCACTCCGGCCGCCACCTGTGGGCGGATGCGCACACCCTGGGGGACGTCGGCCGCCGACTGCCAAGTGCGTGGTCGAAGCGGACCCGACAGCACTTCCACGAAGCCCTCCGGCCAAGCCTTAGTGACTGAATCCGGGCCGGTGAGACCGTCGTACCGTTCGCCGTACCACTGCTTCAAAGCACCGATGTCGTAGACCTGCCATCGGAAAGAACTCGGTGTCCTGGTCGTGAAGACGACGTCATCGGGAATCTGCGACACAGTCTTCCACGTGCGCGGCACAGTAACGCCAGCGATCTCGGCTTCCATGATCGGTTCGTCGCCGACGATTCGCCGAAGCTCCGTTATCAGCGTCGGGATACTGATCGGGCCACCTGGGTCGTGCTGCTCGACTTCCTCGAGCAGGCCGATGATGCTACGCACGCGCGCGGCGAGAGGCGACGTGTCCGGTGTTGTGTCTTCGACGATGGGCGCGTCCACGATGCCGTCGTCGGCGAGGTCCCAGAGTTCGGTCGTGGTGATGGTCTGTACACGTACGCGGACGATCCGCGCGTTCTCCTCGAAGTAGGTCCGCAGCCCTAACGGGGAGATGTCGGCGGCCAGGCGCTGAATGAGGAGGCGCGCGGAGTCCGGGTTCTCCCACAGGTACGCGTGACTTCCATCTGAGAGCTTCCCGGGTACACCGCCATCGCTGTCCCATCCGTTCAAGTCGGCGGCGAGTTCGCCATTCGGGAGACGGATCGCGTAATGCTCTGTCACAGAGCGTGTCTCGGACATCGGTTAGTCCTCGCTGTCGCAGTTGTGGCCGTATACGACGGCGCGGGCGGCGGATTCACCGAACGGTCCGGTGCCCCACAGGTCGTAGGCCATGCCGGTGGTGAAGCCGCACGGTTCGTGTGTGAGGTGGTGAATTTCGAACCAGCCGGGGGCGCGTTCGGCGGTCCAGTCGGAGGGGAGTCTCATCGATGGGTTCCTTCGTTGAGGCAGGACTGCATGTAGGCGGTGAGGCCCTGGAAGCAGGTGGGGTCGTTGCGGCGCAGCCACTCGATGATGTGGAGGGTGAGGGTGCGCATAGAGTCGCGGTCGTGGTCGGCTTCCCATTCGATGAGGCGGGCGACGACTTCGCGGACGCCGGTCGCGGGGAGGTCGACGCGGAGTTTCGCGGCGCGGCCCCTCGCGTTGGTCGCTACCCGGACTTGGCAGATGTCTCGGACGCGTCGACCGAAGCGGCGTTCGATGATGGGGTCGCCGATTTCGATGCTGTAGCCGTGCGGGTCGACGACGGGCGCGGCACCGTAGTAGACGACCTGGTCGACACCGTCCTCGCGAGTGATCATGCCGCACCTCGCTGAACATCCTTTTCGCGCGCCTCAGCGCTGCGCAGCATGCATTGCGCGTGTTCCCAGCGCTTCCGCAAGGCGACGTACCTGGCGAGTCGGCCGTCTTCTCTGGCCTGAATACGCGCTGTCCGCTTACGCCCGAGGGCTACGCCGCCCGCTGCCGCACGGTCCGAGATGAGGGGTTCCGTCAGCGGCGCCATCAAGCTCTCGAGACGCTGGATCTCGTTCCGCCAGTACGAGGCTGGCCGGTAATAGCGGGCTTTCCGTTCCCGTTCCGGTTTCGGCGCCTGCTCGGGCAGCTCGACCATGTCCTCGTCGCCGTCGCGAATGAACCATTCGAGGAGTGGCGGGAACCTGAGATTGGGTTTGGTCTGCGCGGCCGTCCATTCGTCGGCGCGCTGCTTCAGGACGAGCATGTATTCGTCGAGGGTCATGCGCTCGGTGCCGCTCATGCCGCCGCCTTCGATGCGGGGGCGGCGTAGATGCTCCACCAGTAGTTGATGGTGACGGTGGTGTCGTGGTCGGTGGACCGGTCGGCGCGGTCGAGGATCGCGCGGACGCCTTCGCAGGCGCAGTCGCCGCACAGGCTGGTGTCGGTAGCTATCCAGCCCTCCCCCGGCTCGTTCACCGTGTATTCGATGTAGACGGCGGCGGGTTGGTCGCATTCGTCGCAGTGGCTGCCGCGGAACTGGTGGGCATCGCGGTCGATGGCGCCGGTGAAGTTCGGCGCCCATTCGGGGATGTTGAGGAGGCTGCGCACGGTGAGGGTTTCGGTGCTCATGCGGCGGCCTCCAGGTCGAAATCGTTGCTGGTGTATATGAATTCGCACACGGCGGTGGTGCATTCTTCGTGCCCGCAGAGGGTCTGGTCGGCGTCGATGGCGTCGCAGCGCGCCTCGTAGAGGGCGTCGTATCCGGGGTTCATGGGTGTCGCTTTCGGGTTGAACCGGTGCCAGCCGGTTTGTGATGACTCGAATCTATCTTGTTGATTCCCATCAACACAAGAGGGGCACGATCCAGCGTGACCCAATCGTTACACCATCACTGAACCGCCGACCGCCTGCCAATCAAGGGCATCGAACAGGCAGATTCACTACAGTCAGCACTATTGATTCGCATCAACATTAGATGTAGTGTCGAACGCATCACCCCAACCCAGGCAAGGAGGAGACCCGGATGTTCAACACGATCCAGCACACGGTCCCCCGCGACTTCCGGATGGACGCCGTCCGCGTCATCGAGACCTACGCCACGAACCGCGGGTGGGCCACGGTCGAAGCCTGGGACACGCCCGACGGGCGCCTGTTCTACGCCCTCGACGAGACCGACAACCTGCTCGCGCCCGCCACGCAGCGGAAGGTGAGCGCCATCCTCGCTGTCCGCCGGTACGTCGACGCTGGTGAGGAACCAGTGGGTGTCGGCTGGCACGGTCGCGTCTGCGATCGCGACATCGACGACCTTCCCGAGGACTGACCAGCCGTCCCACCAGACCTACACCGACACGGAGAGATTCACGATGAACGCCACTAACACGGGCCTGCTCGAATGGATCACGGCCGCGAAAGCGGAGCGACGCGCCTACCGGGCATGGCAGCGCGCTTTACCCCTCGCGCCGATCCGCCGTGGACCCGACCAGTACGCGCAGCCATGGGTTGGCGTTGTTGACCGCCTCCGCGCCGAACACGCCGCCGCTCGCGACGCGCTCCACGCTGCTGCCCGCGCTGCTCGCAACGTCACTCTCGACCCTGTCGACGAGTACGGCTGGCAGCGTATCCGCGTCGAAGGCATCGAATGCGGCGCGGCTTTGCGGGTTACGCCTAGCGGCTACGTCGTGCTCTCGAGCCGGAACGAAAAGTCCGTGCATCGGAATGTTGAGAGTGCGCTCGGTTCGTGGAACTTCGTCGGGATGCTCCTGGACTTCAACGCCTAGCCGTTTGCGTCGCGCCCGGACTCCCGGGCGCGGTGTTGACCGCTAGATCGTGGGCCGGTTCAGGGCACAACGGCGTGCCCAGCAGGACAACGGCGTCCAGCGCCGAACCGGCCCACCCCAAACCCGATTCACCCCTCCGCAACCCTCCGATGTCCGGAAGGATCACCGCATGCCCCGCACTATCGACCACATCGTCGCGACACACCAGCTCGCCGCTGATCGCCGCCGACAGGGCCGCCCGATCTGGGACGAGACCATCGACGTGTCGGACGTCTTCCACAACGAGGACATGTCGTTCGAGGAGATCCGTGACGTGGTCGTCGCCAAGATCAAGGCGTCACGTTGGTACCGCAAGGCCGATCCTCACGACTTCAACGGGGTCCGCGAGATCACCGACGACCATCTCGCGCACGCCGACGACGTCGATGAGTTCGACGGCTGGTGGGACGAGCTGTACGACCTCGCCGATTACGCCCGCGTCTGGATCAAGACCGTATAGGACCTGGAATGACCGAACCCACTGGCCTGGAATGGCTGGCCGAAGGCGCGACGGCCGCTTACATCTATGGCGGTGTCCACAATCAGCGGGTCAGTGACGCCGTCGTTCAGAAGATCGGCAAACGCGACGTCGTCGTGGTCGTCAACGGCCGGACCGAGAAGTTCAACATCAATCGCACGTGGCGCCGGGGCGAATGGACACAACTGCGCCGAAGCGGCAACTCGACCTGGGATGCCGGTGTCGAACTTGCTGCCGCCGACGATCCCGCGGTTGCCGAGCTGCGTACACGCCAGACCCGAGACGACGCGGCTTCCGACGTCGTTGCCGCGGCCGACCGGTTCCGAAGCAGCCGCGACGTCGAGAACGCGAAGAAGCTGCGTGCCGCCATTGATGCATTCCTGGACCTGCACGACCGCGATGACGATGCCGGATCAGTCACCTGACCGCCCGGAGCTGGTTGCGTGGCGTCGCCGTCACGCATTGCGGAAGTCGAATGCCGCGCAGCCGATCCCGTCCGGGAAGCAGTACCAGAGGAACCAAAACACGAGCAGGAACGAGAACAACGCGATGGACGCTGACACCCTCGCACGGCTGATTGACCCGGACGCATGGCGGGCGCGGGAAGAGGACCAGCACACGATGGGCGCGCAATGGCAGCTTTACGAGCGGCGCTGCGAGTCCGCGAAGGCCGCCGAACGCATCCTCGACAGCGGGTACGCGGTCGTGAAGCTGCCGGACATGGTTGTCGACCAATCCGACACCCCGACCTGGCCGGTGCCGGACATCAGCCGTTGGACGGAGGTATTCATCCGGCACTCGGACCGCCGCATCGCGATGGACGCGATGGCTACCCCGCTCGACCGGCCTGAGCATGCACTCGCCGTCGGCGCAGCATTGATCGCCGCGGCACAATACGTGCTGGCGGTCCGCGATGCATGACCCGGATGTGATGGGCGAGTTCGTAGCCGCGCGAGAGCAGTTGGCGCACGCTGCCCTCTGCTACGTGCAGGCGCAGATCGATCCGCGTGAGCACGCGCATTCGGCCGCGCAGGTGGAATACACCGAGGAACTGATGTGCCTCGCGGCGCGGCGGCTGACGCAAGCCGTAGAAGCGTTGCCGGAAGACAAGCAACCGATCGGATGGGTTGCGGTCCGCGACGAAACTGAAGCACCAGCAAGAGCAGGAGAAGCGTGATGGCTGAACTGCGAGTGGTCGAGTCGCGGCACAGCACGTGGACCTATCACCTCAGCGACAGCGGCGACCTGGTCGCATTGTGTGGAGCGTTGACGATGAGCAGTCCGGCAACGCTCGAACATTGGGGCACAACCACTCTCGGCGAACGATACTGCTGGGCGTGTGAAGTGCTGGCGAGCAAAAACTTGGAGCAGGAACGAGAGAAGCGAGATGAGTAGATACCTGCCGTTGACGATGGTCGTCACGCCCACCACGACAGCGGAATGGGTGCTGGCTTTGCAGCGCGCACCAGTCGGCACAGTCGTGTCCGATCGCGACGGCGACATCTGGACGAAGCGGCACGGCTACACCGAAGACGGTCTGACTTGGATACGCACGAATGGCGGCTGGTCCCGTCCAGAGGAGATGGTCCGGTATGTGCCGTTCTTCGAGATGGAGCGGCGCGATGCCTGAGCAGTGGCATTACGTCATCACGCTCACCTGGCGCACGGGCGTCAGAGGTGTGGAAACCTTCACGGTCGATGGCCTCCTCGAACAGGCAGGTGATTCACGAATGGAGGCGTTCCAGGCCATCCTGCGCTACGCCCGCGAGTTGAAGGGCATTCCGGAGTCCAGTGACTCCTATGTCGGGTTCTTCTCACTCGAACCGAACCGGCTGCCCTCGTGAACACTGCCGGACGTGGCGAAGCCCCAGCCTGAAGGGGTCGCTGGGGCTTCTCGGTCAAGTATGCGCCGCAGGGTTGCTGATGTCACCGGGCAACGCGAAGCCCTGACGTACAGGGGATTCCACGCCAGGGCTTCACGCCCTGTATGTCGGCTACGTCCGTCGTTCGTTACGTCGGTGTGCCGACACTCGAAAATCAACTGCGCGCTGCCCGACCGTGTGCCGTAGTCTGTCCTGTTCTGCTCACCTGACGACAGGAAAGCGATGCTCTACTACCGAGAGCTGATGACCGACGACCCCAAACGCTGTGCCGCGCACCAGAACGGCGAGTTCACCGGCGGCTACCTGTACGGCCCCAGCCCCCGCAGCCGATTGCTGCGAGTATTACTCGACCTCGACAGCCTGAAGGATCTGCGCGGCACGCCACAGTGGAAGCAGTTCGAGCAGCTATGCGGATATGACCTCGTAGTCGTTTGGAAGATCTCACTGTCCAGAATGGAGCCCCCGCCTCCCCATCCGGAAGCTGGAACGCTCTACCTATACGACACCACGGAGGCCAAAGGACCGTTCGGACTCTATGGCGCCCAATACAGCTGGCACCTAGGGGATCGCGGTGGGGTCGTGAGCCCCAGCACCCGCGAGGAGCAGGCTTTCGTTCACCACATTGACAGTGGGGGCGAGATCGGAACGGGAATTTCTGCGCCCGATGTCCAGCGAGCTGTGCTGCTCTCGGAAACTGCTCGCGCAGTGGGCGCCGACATTGTGGTGTCGGCGTTGCCGACCGTCGGCAGAACAGACGTCGCAGCGAACTACGCTGCGAATTTCTTCACACCGGCAGACATCCCGCCGATTGTCTGCCACTACCTCCGAACACAGCATGTATACCCGCTTCCCGGAAGTCGCGCGACAACGAGTCGGCAAAACTTCTATGAGATGGCTCTTGGAGCCACCGCTTCCGGCGTGTTCGACTGGCATGAGAAGTGCAGAAGAGACTTTTGTCAGGCGCCATCGAGAGCGGATGGTTCCATCCACCTCGATTCGAGCACCGAAATGATAATACGCTTGGTCCGGGCGCTGAAGACTTGGGATGAACTACTCTTCCTGGTCGGCGGCCCGCCGAGCAACGAGTCGTCCGACGACACCGCAGATGCCCTCGACCACATACTCCTGATGCTCTGCGGCGCCGTCGATGTACTCGCTCGGTCGCTGCACAAAGCCCTTGATCTCGCAGGCAAGCCGAGCAGTGCCAAGCTCCATATTCGAGAATGGTATGACAACAAGTTCCGACCACACTTTGAGGCCCACAACGAAATTCATCGCCTCGACGCACTACAAGAATCAGTGCAAGTTGTCTTCGATCTTCGCAACACTATTCACAATCTTGCCCTCAAAGCGGTTGGTGGGTTCATTGTCCCGAACCCCTTCGTAGGAGCAGAGAAGGGACGACGAACGTTACTCATTCCTCCCGATTCTGGAGAGAAATTGCGCAATCTTGATACAGCCAGTCAGCGGAGGTGGGGTCTGCTAACAAGCGGCCAACTCACATCCGCCGACCTCGCGCAGTTGACCGCAATGTCGATCAGCAGCGTATGCGCGTTTCTCGGCCAGATCTGCCGTATTCTTGCCTCAACTGACGTCCAGGACAAAGACACCGTCTTGGAAGGCACAGCGTCCTGGCCCAACCCGGTGGTGAACCAGAGAAGCATTGAGATCATCGGCAGCTGGGTAGCACTACCCGACCCGCTGGCGTAACCAATCGAGCCCCGTACCGGTGTGAGTCGGCGCGGGGCTCGTTCGGGGGTAGTCGGACCGTGCTGATCGCATCAGCGTGGTTGACGCTCGAACCTTACAAGATGGTGCTGTCGGGGCGCTGACTGCTCTTCCCATCCACGATGTAAACCCTAGGGTTGACATGCGGCTGATTCGGGCGCACACTGAAACCACCAGCCCAACAAGCGAAAGCAGACTCCGATGCTCACCAACCTCGACGCCCGCGACGCCATCATCACCGCCATCGAAGCCGGGGACGCCTCCCGCGACGACTTCAACATCGACGCCATCGTCGACGACATCTACGCCGCCACCGGCGACTACAACACCGAGGACGTCGAGCCGGCCGAATTCTGGACCATCGTCGAGCGCCACGCCCTGTGACCACCTGCGCGGCAACCGACAAGGGCTGCGGCACGACATCAGGATGGCGGCGCGGCGGACGGTGCGCTGCTTGCCGGGCCGCCCACACCGCCCAAACAAACCACTGGCGCGGCGTCGGAGAGCTGTCCAGCGATGACCGCCTGGTGGTGCTGACCGCGCTCCGCGAAGGTAACTCAGTCGATGAAGCCGCTGAACTGATCGGCCGTACCGCTGCCGGACTGCACAGTCGCGCCCGCTCCGACTCCGAACTGCGCCTGGCACTCGCCGGAGCCGACGTCCACCACCAGCACACCGCCCGCATGGGTGACTACCTCGCCGCGCTTACCCGCCACCAGGGCGACACCGTCCGTGCCGGGGCAGAGATCGGCGCCACCGACATGCTCGATCGGTGGCGCAGCGACCCAGCATTCGCCACCGCCGAAAAGGCTGTGATGACCCTCGCGACTTCTGCGTCGACTCGACGAGTTCGCCTGGACCAGGTAGCCGACAGGATCAAGGCCATGTGGGAAGCGGGCTACACCACCGCACAGATCGCCGACGACATCGGGGCGCCCATCGGCACCGTCAGCACGTGGGTACGGCGGCTGGCCCTGCCGAAACGGCATCCCGGTACCCGCGGCTCCCAACTAGAGGAGTTGGAGCCGCTCATCCGTCAGGCGTGGTCGGCCGGGCTGACCCATCGACAGATCGCCGCGATCTTCGACGTTACGGTGGGCACGGTCGGGAGTTGGGTCCGCACGCTGCACCTTCCCCGACGACGAGAGAAGCAACAATGAGCCATGACCCCCTGAACGCTGTCATAGACGGTGAGGTCACCCCACCGTCAGCATGGGAATCCCTAGCGCAGCAGGCCCGGTGGCTGGCAGAGGTCGCCGACCGATACGCACGCACGGACCCGAAAGAACTCGCCCCGTCAGGCAGCGACGACGACCCTCATGACCCGCTCGCGGAGATGGATGCGCGCGCACTCGCGATCCGTGGCGCCGTCGCAGCATGCCGACGCAGCACATGGCAGGCACTAGCCGATAGCGGCCTCACCGCGGCGGAGATCGGCCGGCTATGGGGTGTCTCCCGCCAGGCCGTCAGTCAAGCCCTCGTGCGTCCGAACCGTCCGCGCTGAGCGGCGGAGCCCCAGCATTCTGGGGTCGCCGCCGCGGTAGGTGATCTCTCGCCACAGCAGATACCTGATCCACGCCAAATCCAACTGGATGCTCGAATCGTCTGGGTCGTAGCCCATGTCGCGCAGCTCACGGCGACGGTGTTGGTCCATGCCCGTTTGGACGCGGCACCTCGGGACCGGGTTCCGCTGTTGGCCGTCGCGCACCGCGAGTGCGCCTTCGGTGACGTGTCACCTTCGCTGGCTACTATCTCGCTGTGGCCGATGATGACGCGAGACTATGCACCAAGTGCGGCGCCAGGCTGGACGCCGACCGGTGGATGCTGTGCCCTGACTGCCAGGCGAAGATCGAGGCGTACAACCGCGAACACTGGAGCGGGACGCTCAACCAGGAATAGACTTCGAGTATTGGGTTGGAGTAGTGGCTTGGAACGGGATTTGAGCTCAAGTCGACTGGGTGAGCACTTGGTTGGATTCAACTACGACTACTGGATGAACTGCGAGTGCGGGCAACGAAGCTTGGTGACCGCCGCGCACTACCACGAGCAGTCCACCGTAGACGCTCTCGCGCCTTGCCAGCACTGCGGCCGTGATATCCACTACGGCACCTACGTGACCGCTATTCGCGACACCGCTGATCCGTCTCTGTCAAACGAGGCAGTCAATACGCTCGCTTGGTACCACACGAGCACTCAGGCGGATTGGCCCTCTTCCTCCTTTGCACAGACTCGGGCAAAGGAACTTCAGAGTCTCCGCGAGATACTCCCAGGCCAGCTCGATTCCATCGTTGACCGCGAAACCACACTGGCACTGCATGTCGGCACGTACGAGGCTGCCATCGAGAATATGCTCCGAAGAATGCGGTATCAAGATGATCACGACAGGACGTTCTATCTTCACCGCGTCACGCTGCGGCTGAAACCGAATGAGATCGAACCTGGATACCGCGATGAGAACGATGCGCCCGCTTCGAGATTGAGCGTGAATGATCTAAGATCCGCCGACTATCTTGCCGTTCGATATTTGAACGTCCACGAGTCCCCAGGATCACTGTCCCTCGCGATCGACCCAACCGCGATCGAGGCAATTCAGTCTGTAGCACTCCCGCCCCCGGGCGTTGTACCGGATGCTAGACCGACTGTGCCATCTAAGCTCGCTCCTTTGCAGATCGCACTTGATACGGCTATGCGAGCGGTAGAGGAGAGAACTGAGCACCTGAATCGGTTGCCCGACAACGATGCAGTTCTCAACGACGATGAAGCCGTCGAGAAGCTCATCGGACCCAACAGATCCTCCGTTTACGAGGTATGGCATTACGTTGGCCAAATACTATCGGAGGAGTATCTACCAGGGATAAATCCGGTCGTTCGCGAGAACTTCATATCTGCCATAGATCGGTGGCGTGAGCATACTTCTCCGAGTGTCGATTCGTACCATCGGAAGTTTTCTCAACTGGCGCTCCTACTTACACGACAATCGGACATCGCAGGTGGCGCGTCTCTAGCTCCCACCCGAAGATTCGCTCCATAACCGTTGCCGTGCACGGTCGATCGCGGCATCGAGTAGCCGGGGCGGAAGGTTGCCGCTGTCCCGCATCGCTTCCAGCTCCTCCAGCGTCACCTTGCGGCCGGTCCGCTCCACCCGCATCGGCACGGTCAACGCTGTCGGAACGCCCGCGGCAATACGTTCCTCCACCCACTTCAGCGGCACCGGGGTCAGGTCGTGTGCATCGACACCGACGTGCAGCTGGCGTCCGCGCTGCTGGATCGGTGAATGGGTGTGGCCGTGGAGGAGCCATTGTCCAGTGTCGGGCATCCGGTATTCGAGGTGCCGGAGTACGGCGGTGTGGTCGCCGTCGGGGTCGTTGGCGTAGGGGAAGTGGGACAGCAGGACGCGGGCTCCACTGATTTTTCGGGTCGCGGTCTGCATGACGGTGGCGAACACGTCCAGGTAGGCGCGCATCGCTTTGTGGGCGCCGGTGTGCATGCCGTGGACGGGGTCGTGGTTGCCGGCGATGAGGTGTTTGGTGCCGGGCCGGATGGCGATCCATTCGAGTCCGGCGGGTTCGGTGCCGCGGCGTCCGGTGACGTCTCCGAGCACCCAGACGTGGTCGTCGGGGCGGATGGCGGCGTCCCACCGGCGGGCGAGTTCGGTGTCGTGCTCAGCCGTGGTTGGGAATCCGCGTAGTTCAGCGACTCTCACGTGGCCGACGTGGAGGTCGGAGGTGAACCAGATGCCGGTCATGCGGCGTGCACGCCTTTGTCGCGGCCGAATCGGTCGATCGCTTCCATCATGGTGAGGTCGGTGACGACGGTGTCGCTGTAGTTCCCGGTGGTCGCGTACGCGCCGACGTCGATGGCGGCGAAGTAGCGCAGCGGCGCGGGCAGGCGATGCGCGAGCCACTGATAGGTGCCGGTGCGTGCTCGGTAGCGCCAGCAGCTGAAGCCGAGGATGGCCTGTTCGATGCGGTCGTTGAGGGTCATGCTGTTTCGGTTCCTTCAATCGGCCGCCAGGCGGTGACGTAGCGTCTGACGGTGTAGGTCGGCGGGTAAGTCCCGTTGTCGATGTCCGACCAGGTGTGCACACCGGGCACGAAGCCGCCTGCGAGTTCTTCTTCCGCTTTGGTCGGCAGCAGATCACCGAGGGCGTCGACATCGGCAGCATGGCTTCGCCGCCACCGATCCCGGCCCCACTCGCCGTCGTCAGGTGCCTCATCCCACGCCTTGTGCTCGCATGCCTCGCCCCATTCAGCTGCCTTCGCGCGGACACGCTCCAGCCAGTTGGTGTAGTCGGCGCGTGCGATGCGTTCGATGGCTAGTTCGCGGATCTGGGTGGCGTCCAACCCTCGATCACTCTCCCTGTGATGGCGTCGCGCATCTGGTCGCAGAACGCGCAGACGATGTACGGGTCGTCGCCCCAGAACGCCCACGAATGCCGCGGGCCGTCGACGTGACGAGACTTCGGGCAGTTCTCGCGATCGGTCATTCCTGATCGGCTTCGACCGTGTGTGCGTCCAGCGCCGCGAGGATCTGGGCCGGTGTTTCCCGGCATTCGAAGACCGCCCCACCGACTTGCACGACGGTGTGCACGCTGCCGTATGCGCTGGGGTCGTATACGGCTTGGATCTTGTCGACGTCGACGTACCGGAAGCCTTCCTCGGCGTCGGCGAGGCGAATGAAGGTGCGCGGGTGAGCCATAGGGTCTCGCTTTCTCGGTGCGGGATCGTCGTCTGCGCGTACGAATCTGCGTGGCCGTCGCACCGCTTCCGCGAGTGCGGGTGCGTCGTCGGGTAGGTCGTCAACCCAGTCGGTCATTCCGCGTACCCCCGTACTCCGAGTCGGGTCATGAGCTTGTCGTGCCATTCCTGATCGCTCGAATACCCTTCAGCTTCAACGGCTTCGATCGCGGCGAAGATGCCGGTGGTGATGCGCTGTTCGTCGGCTAGAGCTGCGTGACGACGAGCGGCATGTTCGGCTTCGCGTTCAGCTTGCCGCCGCGGTTCGTCCAGCCACGCCGTGAACTCAGCCTCGTCGTGGCCGCGTCCCGTGTGAACGTAGACGTCGTGGTCGCCGCACTCGATGCGTGTCCGGTACTCGATGTCGGGTCCGCAGCAGTCGCATGGGCTGGCGAAGGCTTCGACGTCCTCGGTGAGGTAGACCGCGGCGTGCCGTCCGGAGTTGAGCCGCTTGCGGATCTGGTCGGCGAGGTCACCGACCGCTTGGGCGCGGCCCGCAGTTCGTTCCGCGTAGTCCGCCCATTCGGCAAACGTGGACACGGTCGCGTCGCTCATGCGGCTTCCTCCGAGGTGTCAGGGTTTAGGAGGCGGGGGTCGGCCAGGGACGGCGCGTTCAGCATGAGTTCGCGGCTGCGTTCTCTGGCGGTGTCCCATTCGGCGCGGAGTTCGTGTTGGCAGCGCCAGCACAGGGAGTGGAAATTCACGCGCGTGTGCTGCTCGCAGTACGAGCACACGCCGTGCGTCCAGCCGACGGTCGGTACCGCCCAGCCTGGCACTCCCCCATTGCGGTGCGCGTCTTTCGGTTCGAACACCCACGCGTTGGTGACCGTGTTCCAGCCGGACCGCACGTACTCGACGGTGTCGACGGTGGGTGTGACCGGCCCGTCGAAGTCGCGTAAGGAGAGCCGAACAGGCTGCGGGACACAGATCTCGTCGAATCGAGCAATGGCGATACCGTGTCGTGTCTGCCCGTGCGCGGGTCCGCCTCGGAACTCGATTGTGTCGGAGTTCGGCTGTTGCCAACGCAGTTCGAAACGCGCCGCAGGCTGGCCGAGGTCTCGGGAGCGACCGACCCTGCGAACCAGAATGTCGGCGCTCGACACCCACAGTTCAGGCCGCCACTCGCGCACCTGACTGCGGAAGCACTCGAGGTGGCTCAAATCTGCATATTGTTGTTCGACAGCAACCTCATTCGCCACTGCCACGGTGACGCGGAGGTTCTGCAACTGCTGCAACTCGTGCAGGTTGAGGATCGCTGAAGTGTCGCGCAGGTACCAGCCGTCGCCGGGTGGCCGTTCCTCGCAATGGACTTCCATCCAGCGGGCACCGTTGTCACTGAACCCTATGCGGGCGCTCATGTTGACGGTCCGATCGACGAGCAACGGGATCTCCCGGCCGTCGATGTACAAGACGTCGCGGCGCCGGAAGGGCAGGCCAGCAAGCGGACTATCTGACCATCCAGTGTCGTAGGCTCTGCCGTCGCGCAAGTCGATGCGTCGTCGCCGGACATCGTCGCAGCGCCACCAGCGCGGGCCAGGTGAGTCATCGATTGCGGCGAGGCGCCGTTCATTGCTCGACAGGTCATGGTGGCTGAGGGGCGGCAGGCCGGCGACCGCCGCCATGCTGTCGAGCAGACCGTGGGCGACGCGAAGGTAGTCGTCGGCGGCTGCCGCGGGTGGCTCGAATTCGCCGTCGAACGTGGAGCCGGGGCAGAGGACGGGTGAGTTGTCTTCGCCGTACCGGTAGTCGGGATCGACCCGACCCCTGAGGCGCATGGCGCGCATTCGCCTGGTGATCGGTAGCCCGTGAAAGTCGGCGTCGCACCATTGGTGTGGGCATGCCGTCTGATTGACGTTGAAATCGTAGCCGCTGCGGTCACCGTATTTAGACAGCTGCCAGTCGACGAGTGCGTCGATTTCGTCGACTATGTCGCGACTGCCGGGTTCACTCACATACTGATTGTCTCCGGCAGGTCAAACACGATTTCAAGTCTTCCGGCCTCGTAACGATTGGGTGTGGTCGGGCGACAGTGTGGGCATGAAGCGTGCCGTAGGGTGGGCATTATTGATCTTGTTCGCGTGGCCGATCGCGTTGATTGTCTGGATTGTGAAATACCCGGACCAAGCCAAACGCACCTGGAACACTCTGCGCGACTTCGTCCGCAAGCATCCGCGCGGGTGCGCCATCGGCGGCACGATCTTCGGAGCGATCGGTGTACCCGCCGGAATCTCCGAGGGCGACCTCGGGATGATCGTCTTCTACGCCGGGATAATGATCGCGTGCGCCGTGTGGCTGCTGATACAGAGGAAACAGGCAAGAAGCTCGGAAGCCGCGGCTATCGCTGCCCGCGCTGACGCTCAACATCATGCATACCTGAACGGTGACGACTTCGGCTTGTACGGAACTCGCGACATGCCGCAGATTTAGTGGGGCGAGTCATCGCCGTAGCGCTCCAGAAGCATCGCGATGTCGTCGTCTGACGGTGGAACGATTTGGATGTACTCCGGATTCAGGCGGCCGTCAGGTAGATAGAGTTCGTTCAGTGGAATTTCTTCGTCGTCTGGGTCGTTCGGCATCTTCTGATGGTAGCTACGCATCGAGACACAGCGGAGCAGCTTAGAGCCACCGCAACGATGTGGCCTTAAACGGCGACGCTCACGCGATCCGTTCCTTGCCGCCGAACCGCACGAGGAAACCGGCATCCGCCAGTCGACCGATGTCGATCGCCTTGTCCGCGAGGATCAACGCCTTCGCTCTGCGGGAGGGGTAGGTGACCCAGCGTTCGCGCGGGAACTGCGGCCAGTCGTCGGGTAGCGGCGGGACGCCGCGCCATTGACTCTCCGCGGGCATCAGGTCCGGTGGTAGGTCCCACTGCGGGAGTGCAGCATTCAGCTTCGCGGTGACCCGCTGCTCCAGCTCCGACAGGAGGTCGCGGCCGTCCTCGCTCATGGCGTTGATCCTGCCTCCTTCGAGTCCCAGACTCCCGGGCGTACGCAGATGGACTCGAAACGGTCGAACTCGTCCACCTCCACCTCGAGCACAGCTGGATACCGCTTTCCGTCGTAAGGGTCGATCACCGTTACCAGGACGTCGCCATGAACCGACTGGAGCTGTCCCAGGGAACTGATCAGGTCCGATACCCGCGTGGCGCTGTTACGCGTCGACACGAACGGGTTATCCGGCAGCGTGATCCTCGTGAGGAACTCGTCGTCCCGCGTCAACTCGCCCTTGAAAACCCGGCCGGACCACCGCCCGTTGGGGTAGTCGATTGTGAGGTTGCGGCCGTCGATGATCTCGTCAGCGGGCAGTCTGTCCAGCCATTCGCCGATCAGCCGGTATTCGGTGTCCCAGAGTCGGTACCGCAGACGTGGGGTTTCCTGCTCGATGTCGCTCATGGTGTTGGTCCTCCCCGACGGACGGCGGCCAGCACTGCCGCCACTATTGCTGGGCGTGCCTGCGGGAGCGTCGCTCCGGGCCAACGATCATCCAGCTCAGCGAGCGCCTCGACTGCGGAAAGCGGCACCTCGCGGCCGTCAGCGAGATACAGCGTGTCCTCGCTCATGGTGTTGATCCTCCCGCGATTTCGACGGGCTCGGTGACCGAGTACTCGACCTCGAGATGGACGAACCACCCGACATGTGATTCCAACTCCGCCAACAGATCATGACCGCCGACTTGCAGGTCGGCGTCTGTCCACAGGTACCCGGTGTATTCGGAATAGCACTGGGTGTAGTCGGCGTCGACCGCGCCGACGCAGATCTTCGCGAGGTTGGCGTCAAGCTCCTCGCGGTCCTGGTCGGTGTCGGTAATCCAGTAGCGAACTGTCGCGAATCTGCCATGCAGGTCCAGATCGGTTTCGATCCGCTCGGCCAACGGCTCGGAGTCATCCGACAGGATCAGCGCGTCGTCGTCTAGGCCGTAGGAGCCGACTTGGATGCGGCCCCGATAGATCTGCATTACGTCGCCGCTCACCGTGTCGATCCTCCCGCATCGACAGCCATTGATCCTCCGGCTTCGGTGATCCACCGATCGAGAATGTCGCCCATGTGGTCAGGCCACTCATACTCGCCGTCCTCCAGCCACTTGCCGCACTTGCAGTCCGCATCGAAATCATCTCGTGCGTAAACGGCATCGTGCCGGTCGATCTCCGCCGCCACCGCGTCACGGTCGGTGCCGAGTATGTAGCCCGCCCCCGCCAGCGTGTCCGCGAGGGCTCCGGCGTCGAGGAACCGGTGCTCGTTCATGAGCCTTTCGGCCCTGGACCAGTACTCCCATGCGCTCATGAGTCGACAGCCCACGACGGGTCATAGTCGGGGTGCAATTCCCACACGGTCGCGAGCGTGGAGATGGTCTCGCAGGGCCACCGTTCCGCGTCGTGGCGCTCATAGTCATGGCAGGTCTCGCAGTGCCAGAACCCCTCGCCGCCGCCTCGGGGATGCAGCTCGGCTACGCGCCGCAGCGCCGCGCACTGCCGCAGCACCCGAGCCGGGTCGTGGCGCGCCATGTGTTCGCCGACCGGCCGACCTACGGCACCCTCGCCGTTTCTCTCGGAGGTCAGCACCACCCCGGCGAAATTGTGCACCCAGCCCTGCCCTGGATCGGCGTATTCCGCAGTTCCATAGTGCCAATCACTTCCATCTGCCCCGCTGACGGCGTCCCGCGCGATCTGCTCGTCTTCGGCCAAACGAGCGGCGATGAACTCTTCGATCGTCATGCCGCGCGGTATCCAGCGTCGATCGCGGATTGGACCAGGTATCGCCCGATGCGGTACCGGTCTTCGGGCGGCATTTCCAGGATGGCGTCGGCTAGGTGGGTGCCGTCGTAGATCTCGCCGTAGGAGGCATCCCCAGCGGTCCAGATCACGTCGGCCAGCTCATCTCGGATGCTCACGCCCGACTCTCGCGGCTTCGCGACGTCGCTCATTGCCGTGCCCGCTTCCGTTGTCCGCGCCGGTCGAACCCGCGCTCACGTACCCATGGCCGCGGCTGGTCGATACGGCTCGGACGCTCGCACCGGTAGGTCGGGGTCAGCACGATCTCACGACGTGCCGGCGGCGTAGCGACGGTGACGTGCAAGACGCTGGGCGCGCCGACAGATACCTCCCAACGCCAGGACGAGTCCGGCCAGCGCACCGAAATCGAATGGTAGGCCCTGCCGCTGTCGTCGCGCCTGGCGAGTGTTGGCCGTCCCTGCCGAGGTGCCCGCGGTTTGTTGGTGTTCGGGCGGGCCGACACCGACAGGGCAAACGGTCCTGCCTGGTGTTTCTGTGTCGCGAGGGCTCCGAAGCCGTGGCCGTTGTCGACCCAGACGATGCCGTTGCTGTACTCGGTGTCGGGATCGAGCAGGGACGGCGGCAGCGGGCTGGTCTGCATGGCTCGGTCGATGATCGGGTCGGGGTCGACGGGTGTGTCGTCGATGGGCGACTGTTCGGGCAGCAGCGGGTTGGGCGGCATCTCCCGGCGGCGCAGGGTGAACAGTTCCGGAGTTTGCCAGGAGCCGAAGGGGGCAGGCCAATCGGTTACACGCGCCATCGCTTCACGCAGGCTCGCGGTGAATCCCTCGAACAGTGGCGTCATCGAGAGCAGAGGTCGGGGAAACTGCACCTCCACTGCGGGGAGAGCCCATTCCCTCACAGTCCACGGTGACTCCCCTGCGTGTAGCGATGCGCGACGTGGGGCGGGCGGTCCGACGAAATCGCCGCCTGGGCAGATGACTTCGCTGTTGTCGTCGCGGTATCGGTAGTCGTCGTCGAGCGCGCCCCGCCACCGCATTTCGTGCATGCGGCGGGTGATCTTCAGCCCGTGCCAGTCTTCCCAGCAGCCGGGCCACAGGCATTTGGGGAAGTCGGGGTCGTCGTAGTCGTAGCCGCCGATCGGTTCCCCGGCGTCCAGCTGCTGAGTGATCAGCGCGTCGATACCGGCGAGAACGTCCGTGGCGGAAGTCGTCATTCGTTCCATCCCAGTGTGTTCCGTGTCTCGGGCCAGCTCGGGTACTCAGTGTGCACTTGTACGGGCTGTTCCTGGCCGAAGCGTCGGATCTCGTGACGTTCGGCGCTTTCGACTGCGTACAGGTAGGCGCGGATGGCGTCGCGGAGGCGGCCTGCGTTGCTGGTGGCGGGTGATTCGATGAACGCCATGTCGGCGCTGGCGAGTGCGGTGTCGTCGAGTTCGATCACAGCAGCGCCGCCACCGCGAGGATGCTGCCCGCGAGGAGACCGCCGATGATGGCGCCCGCGGTGGTGCGGGCTGCCCATCGTCGTGCTTCGACGGTCGGTGCGAAGAGGGTGACGAACATCAGGGTTCCGAGGATTCCGATGCTGAGGTAGAAGCCGCCTGGCATTGTGGGTCTCCGTTTCGCGAACGGTCGGGGTTTGCTCGTTCGCCTGGAACCATTCTCGAGGGCGCGTCAAACACGGTTTCGGTGCCGGTTGGGTCGGGTGGTGTCTGGGGTGGTTGTTGGTTCTCTGGTGGTGTGTGACGTGCTGCGATGTGGTTGCTACCCCTGAGCAAGAATCAGACCGGTCGTAACGTTTCCGGTACCTATCCAAGCAGTAGCCACACATACGCTGACCCGATGGCCGTCCCCACACCCATGCTCGCCACCGCCGGGCAACCACCCGACAACACCAACTGGGCCATCGAAATGAAATGGGACGGCGCCCGCATCATCGCCACCATCCGCGACAGCCGCCCCCGCCTCTACAGCCGCAACCAACGCGACCTGTCCGCCAGCTTCCCAGAGATCGTCACCGCCCTCGCCGACCAATGCCGCGGACGCGACATGACCATCGACGGTGAGATCGTCGCCCAAGACCCGACCGGCGCACCCTCGTTCGGGCTGCTCCAGCAACGCCTACACGTCGCCAACCCGACCGCGGAACTCCTGCGGACGGTGCCGGTGCAGCTGTTCGTGTTCGACGTCCTCGCTGTCGACGGCGATCCCGCCACCGCTCTCCCCTACCGTGCGCGGCGCGAGCTGCTCGACCACCTCAAACTCGATACTCCCCCGCTGCACACCCCGCCGTACTGGCACGACATGCCAGCTGCCGACCTCCTTCAGGTCAGTGGCCAACATGGCCTCGAAGGCATCGTGTCCAAACGACTCGACTCCACCTACACATCCGGGCGCTCGCGCGCGTGGATCAAAACGGTACTTCGGCAGGAAATCGATGCCGTCGTCATCGGGTGGCTGCCAGGCTCGGGCAGGTTCGCGGGCACGTTCGGGTCACTGCTGCTCGCAGGCCGTGACGAAACCGGGGACCTGGTGTTGATCGGCGCCGTCGGGACAGGGTTCACCGCGGCTGTCCGCCGGTCGCTGCGCCTCCAGCTCGACGAACTCGCCGTCTCCGAGCCACCCGTGGTTGGGGTGGTGCCGCGCCCGATTGCCGCGCTGGCACGGTGGGTCACGCCGGTGTTGGTGGGCACGGTCGAGTATCGCGAGTTCACGGGCGGCAGTCTGCGGCATCCGAGTTGGCGGGGGCTTCGCGTCGACAAGACCGTCGACGAGGTCGAGTTCCCCGTACTGTGAACGACCGGCGGGGCGAGGCCGAAGCCACAAAGTAGGAAACCCCGCCGGTCACACCGACAACCACAAAGGAGGTCGACGACATCCTATCGCCAGACCCGCTCGGGCACTGGCGATTAGAGGTCCGCCGCGCTGACGCTCCGCTGGGCTCAGGTGGTGGCGTCGGCGAGGTCGACGATGGTGGCGCCGGCGGCGTTGGTTTGGACGGACGCGATACCTTTCTTCGCGGCGTCTTTGCTGGCATAGGCTTGGCTTTGGGCGATGACTTCGCCGTTGCCCGCTTTGAGCCGCCACCGGTACTTGTTCGCGGCGTCGCTGAAGATCTCGAACTTCCCTGCCATGACCACTCCGTCTCGTTGCTGGGAAATCGCTACCTCACTACAGGGTAGAGCGAACAGAGCCCCTTCAAGGACTATTCGCCGGACTTGTCCCTCCCACCAGCCGTCTGCCCGAAGAAGAACCCGAGGATCAGCAGGAAGCCGCTCGACACGATCTCAGGCGCCTCGATGCGCGTGAACATGCCGACGAGCAGTGCCCCGGTGATCACGACCAGCAGCAGACCGCCGATCAGCACCGCGGCAGGCTCGCGCTCCAAGATCGACTTACGCATCTTCCACTTGCGCTCCGACAATTCGACGCGTCGAATCTCCTGAGACTCGACATCTTGCTGCTCTCGCAGCTTCGCATCCAACTCCTCCTGCTGCTTCTGAATCGCAGAAACCATGTCGGATAGTTCTTTTCGAACCTCAGGATTATCTACCTTCTCCTCCACCGCCCCTTTGATCTCAGCCATCTCGTCTTGCAAAATCTGCGCCGTGACCCGGTGCCTAATCGCGTTTCGCCGAAGGACAACGTAGGGGTACACCTGCGAGTAGCTTGTTCGCGACCCGTCGGAGAGAACAAGCTCCTCACCACGCTTCGAACCGCACGTGCCAATCAGCTCTTCAAGCCGTTTTAGCGCAATCCCCAGCTCCTTGCTTGTCATACCCTCGATATCAGCGCGAACACCGTGGTCCTCCATGAACCGGTTAGCCCGCGCGGCTGCAATTGGGTTCTTCGGCTGCATGTAGTAGCGAGTTCCAGGGTTCATGAAAACGATGTCGAATTCGGGCTTCTTCTCATCCACCAAGCAATCCTCCCCACTCGACTTCTACTATCCCCACCTCGGTCGTACCAGTAGGTATGGAGCAGAAGTCATGGCTGCGTGCGCATTTCGCTCGAAGCCTCCCACACTCAAGCCCCCTGGCGGTAGCGCCCTGGAGATCCTTTGCCACAAGAGGCAGTTACGGTCGTCGCCGCTCATGCAACTGCCTCTACGGAGTGGAGCACGGCGCGAAGCCGTCGTCCGATCCACTCCCCGACCGCAGGCGAGACGGCGTTGCCGAATCCGTCGCACTGGCTGCGGGCGCTGCCCCACACGATGAAGGTTCCCTTGTGTCCGGGGAAGTCGGTGTCGAAGCCGCAGCCGCGGCCGACCTCGTGCTTGCCCAGCATCTTGAAGTAGCAGTCTTCAATGGCGATATCGGCCAGAGCCGGAACCATGTCGGCGCTCAGCATGCCTGGCACTTGCTCGGCCGTCACGGTCGGCATCGGCTCCGAACCGAGCACCGGACGCGTGTTCTTCCGGAACGGGACCACCCCGGTCACCAAGCCCAGCGTCTCCGACCCGGCCTGCGTCGGCAGCGCCTCATCGACTGGCCGCGGCGCCCCCTGATAGTTGTTGATCGCCGCGAACAGCAACGCCCGTTCATGCGTGGACGTGATCGTGTCCATCGGGCGCGTGAGGTGCTGACCGTCGCCGTTGTGGCGGTGAGCGAACATCACCATCCCGGTCGACAGCAAGGCCGCTTCCTGCTGGCTGGTCTGCGTAGCCATGGGCTGATGTAGCAGCTTCTCCGTGCCGTGCACGGACTTGGCGGGCATCAGCACGGCCGGGAATTCGGCGAATCGCTTCCGGCAGCGCTCGATCCGGGCCATCGTCGACGGCAGCAACGGCTTGGCCCGGTCACCGATCCGCGTACCCAGGTTCGTCAGGTCCAGCGCGTACAGCGACGGAGTCATAGGCGGCACAACCTCCCGACGACACCGCGGGCACCGGTAGTTGTATTGCGTTCCGTACCTAACGGTGCCGCTCGCTGGAATGCCCGTCTTCCACGACCACACCGCAGGAACTACCTCGTCACACGACGCGCACCACGACGGCGGCCGATGCTCCAGATCCGGGGCGGGCACATGACGCAGCCAGAACACGATGTAGATCCGATCCCTACTCTGCGGTACACCGAAGAACATCGAGTTCAGATACAGAACCCGGTACCGGTAGCCCTCGTTCTCCAGTTGCTTCAGCCAGTACCGGTACGTGGACCCATCCCCCACTTTCGTCCGGCCCGGCAGCGCAGGCCCCCAGGACGTCAGCTCGGTGGTGCACTCGATCAGCATCATCAGCGGGTGGTGCCGCTGCGCGTAATGAAGTACGCAATTCGCTGTCGCCCGATCACGCTCCGAGCGAGTAACGCGCGCATCGAAATCCGGGTCTTCCAGATCGAACAGCGACAAGCCCTGCTCGTACGCCTTCTGCGTATTCGCGATCGTATGGTTCGTGCAGGTCACGCCCGCCACGAGAATGTCGCCGGCGGGCAGATCCCGCGCCGAATGATAGTCCGACGACTCCGGATTGATCAGGTCCGCGATCCAGTGTTCGGCGTGCGGATGGTTGGCTTCGTGGACCTCGACTTTGTAGGTGTTGTGGTTCGCCGCCATGATCGTGGTGAACCCTGCCGCCTCAATGCCCTGAGTCAGGCCGCCGAAGCCGGAGAACAGGTCGACGGCGACGAGGTCGTCATGCCGATACCGCCGTTGCCGGGTCGCGGGCCGATGCGTAGCAACGCGCCGAATCTGCGTGGGTTTGCTCATCTGTCCGACACCTCCACCGAACCGGCACACGCATCGGCGACCGTGGAACTCTCACCGACTGCCAGAATCGCCCGCACAAACGTTCGAAACCCTCGAACCGATACCAACCCACCCAAAGCCAGCAAACGACGCCCAGCGTTCAAACCAGATGCCACTACGGGCGTCTCGCGAACGGATAGGCCGCCAGCAAACACAGGGAGGGTCGGATCAAACTGCGTCGCAGCCATCCGGACCATGGTCCGTTTATGTGTTGTCATGCGATTCTGCGTCCGTTGCGTCGTTGTGGTGGGTGGGCTACGGGTCGGCCGAGGAGTCGGCTGATGTGTGGTGCGGCTTTTTGCTGGTTGTCGGTGTCGGTGCAGAATTCGCCGGCGGGTGCTCCGCAGTCGGTGCAGGGGTCGTTGAGTGCGCCTGTCACCGTGTAAGCCCCGGTGCGTGCTCGTCGCATGGGGTGTTGTGTGGTTGTGCGGGCGGGGATTTGGGCGGCGAGTTCGAGGATGGCTTCGGGTGTGCAGCGCCAGGGGTTCACTTTGTGGTGAATGGCGACGGCTTCCCGGGCGATGGCGGGGTCGAGGTGGCCGATGTGGTGGTGCCAGTGGGTGATGGTGTCGGCGTCGATGGCGCGCTGGTCGTATTCGGCTATGTAGGCGAGGATCTGGGCGGTGTCGGCGCGGTTCATGACGGGATGGCTTTCTGGTCCGCTACGCGGGTAAGGAGGCGATGGAACGGGTTGATGCGTGGGTCGACGGGGGCGGCTGCGAGTTCGGCTCGGGCGGCGAGGCGCTGGTTGAGTTCGTCGCGCTGCTCGCGGGTGAGGTCGATGTCGGGTGTGTGTCCGAGTGCGAGAGCGCGGGTGTAGTGGTGGGCTTGGTTGGGGGTGAATCCCATGTCTTGGAGGACGTGGCAGGCGTCGTCCATGCGGCGGCGTCTATCCGCGGGGATGTTGTTCAGCCGCTCCTGGCGCGCGTTCTTGGCGGCACGGATGACGTCGGCGGGCATGGGCCGGAAGTCGCCGCCGCTGGCGTTGAGTGCCAGGTGCAGCACGCCCGCGCGGATTTCGTCTTCGGTGAGGCCGGAGTGGGCGAAGGTGTCGGCCCAGGACAGGACCGTGGTGTCGCCTGCGTTGGGGAAGTAGAGCTGGTCGCCGGAGAACTTGCCGAGTGCGTATCCGGCGACGGCGATGAAGTCTTCGGTGTTGTTCATGCGACACCTGTTTCGCGGGATCGGTGGTCGTCGACGTCGCCATCGATGACGTTCAGGAGCGGGCTTTGCTGTGGGGGCTGGTTTCGTTCGCGGAGAAGGCGTTCGGTTCGGGCGGCGAGGTCCATGAGCTTCTGGTCGGCTTTCGGAATGTTGTTGTTCGCGCGTGGTTTGGCTCGCCCGAGCCAGGTGTGGAAGGCGGCGTTCCAGTCGACTTGTGTGCGGCCGTTAGCGAGGGCGTGGTGCCGGAACTGATCGGCTTCGTGATCGAGGTCGATACCTGACCGGTTCGCCTTGTGGCGGTGCGCGTCGTTGGGTTGCCAGTCGCTGGGGATCGTGGTCGATTCGCGCGCGCCGGGTCGGCTCGTGGTGGCGGGGATGTCCGCCGCAGCGACAGCCCGCGCTTGCGCGGGCTGTGGCTGCGGGTTGTAGGTATGCGGGTTGCTGTATGCGGTATGCAGGTAGGAAGTGGACCGATCCGCATTACCAATGTGATTGGTATCGGGATCGGTGATCTGGACCGGATCGCTATCACCAATCGCGACCGGATCGGCATTACCAATCTGATTACCAATCTGATTGGTAATCCGGTTGGTGTAACCAACCGAGTCGAGGCCCGGTTTGGCGAGGAGCCGCGCCAACGGCTCGCCCGAGATCTGCGACGACCACGACGAGTACTCCGGGTGTTCGCAGTGCACGCGGACGACTTCGGTGACGACGGCCGCCCGCAGGGTCCGCGAGGCGACGGAACCGTAGGCTTTGACGACTGACACACCCATTTTCGGGTTGCGGAGCAGTTCATCGCTGCGTATGAAGGCGCGCACTAGCGCTTCTTCGGTGTCGGGATCGAACAAGACGAACCGCCCCTGCTCAAGCTCGGTCGCCGCGGTGTCGATCGCGGCGCGGCTCCATCCGGCGGCCCGGGTGGTGAGGCGTGCTGGACGCCAGTCGACGCGTCCGCAGTAGGACATGCTGGGGTCGGTCGCGAGCACGAAATAGAGGTGCTGCGCGGCGGGGCTCAGGTCGAGGAAGTCGTCGTCTTCCCAGATGCTCAACTGAAAGCGAGCGTATTCACGTGGCATTTGTGTGCCCTCTCGCCGTCGTGCGGCTGGTAGATGAGGCGGGTTAGACGGTTCCGTGCTTCTCGCCGGTACGCCGCGGGCGCGTGTCGGGGTGGTCGATGTCGCGGCCGTACCAGGCGAGCGGGGCTGCGAGCCCGCGGTTGCGGGCGCGGACCATGGTGTTGCGGCCTGGTCCGGGTGTGCCGGACAGTTCGTTGTAGAGGTCCCGGATCGCCGCCCAGGTCGCGTATCGGATGCGGGGTTGTTTGATCATTTGCTGGAGGCGGACGCGGCCGTAGATCCCGAGTCGTTCGGCGAGGTATTCCGACTGCCAGCCGAGCGCGTTCAACGCTTCGATGCGGCGGCGAGCACCGACCGCGAGGGCGAACCACTGGCCGGGGCGAGGGTGGTGGTCGACGGCTCGTATCCGTCGCGCGAGATCAGCCTTGACGCGAGGGAAGGCACCCTGGTTGATGTAGGTGATGGCTTGTCCGGAGCAGCCTGCGGCTTGCCCGATCATGCCGACAGTCATGCCCCAGCTCATAAGTAGCGCGATGTGTTCACGGACGGGCTCCGGGTCGGTGTAGACCTCGATGTTGTTCGCGCGCCGCCACCTGTGCAGCTTCTGTTGGCGGCTGCGGACCGTGAGACCGCTCATGCTGCCGCCTGGTCGCGGAGCTTCTTGCGGTGCCGGACGAGCGCACGGTCCCCGGCCTCCTTCTTGAGGTTCAACAGGCGGGCGACATGGCTTCCGCTCCAGCCTTTTTCGACGGCGATGTTGAGGACGGCGAGCCGTTCGGGAGCTGGGACTTTTCCGGCGTATTCGCCCGCGAGGACGCGTTCGAGAAGTACGGCGTCGATGTCGCCGACTTCGCTGTCGGTGCCGACGGCCGGTTGTTGGTCGGGATGGTCGATGTCGAGCCCGTACCAGGCCATCGGGGTTACGAATCCCCGGTTACGGGCCTTTGTCGCGGTCAGTGACGAAGGGCCGACAGTGGCATTGAGGCGTTCATACAGTTCGGCGACTCGGAGCCAGTTCCGGCCTTGTATCTGGCGGACTTGGGTGAATCGGTGAAAGGACTCTTTAGGGAGCGACAATTCCGCGCTGAGGTGGGCGTAGGTGTAACCCAGTGCCTGAAGAGCGCGGATTCGTCGGGCAGCGCCGAACGCGGGGACGAACAAGTCGGCTTGTGCGGGGACTGGGACATGAGTTACCTGCTTGAGGCGGGAGGCGTGCTCGATGCGCGTCTGGCTGTATGTCCCGTTACGGACCAGCCATACCGAACGTTGCGGCAGTCCTGCCGCGGCGCCGATGGAGCCGTCGGTAAACCCGATCTCCCACAGCCATGTCACGTGTTCGCGGATCGGGCGTGAGTCGACGAGCCCCGGAATTCCGTGAGCGGCCCGGATCTTCCGGAGTTTTCGGCTCTTGTAGTCGCCGAGCACGGGCACTTTTGTACGACGCGTCACGCTACGGCCTCGCTGATGGCTTTGTTGACGGCGGTGCCGGACATGCTGAGGGCGTCGGCGATTCGGCCGCTACCCCATCCGTAGGTGCCGTGCAGGGTGCGGGCGTAGGCGGGTTTGTCTTTCGCCAGCGGCGGCGTGCAGGGTTCGCCATCGACGATGCGTTCCAGAAGTGCCGGGTCGATGGCGGGTTTGTAGACGGCGTCGGCGTCGGCGACGGTCGTGCTAGTGATGATCGCGGCGATGTCGGGGTCGGCGAAGCTGGTGTTGCCGTTGACGATTCGCCCCAACGTGGTCGTGTTGACGCCGGTCAGCTTGTGCAGCTGATAGAGGGAGTACTTGGCGTCGAGGAATTCGCGGATGCGCTTGCGGACGGGTGCTGCGTCGACGAAGCCGCGGGAGACGAGATGCTGTGTGGTCATGCTGCGTGGGCTTTCGGTGTGTAGAGGGGCCACGAGGTCTGCACGTCGGTGAACGGTTTGTCGTGGCGGCGGAGGTAGTCGATGAAGCTGTATGCCTGCTCGCGGTACCAGTCGGCTTGCGCGGCCATCAGCTCGCCCGGGGTGTAGTCGGCGAGTGCGGGGTAGACGCGCGGGAGTTTCCAGGCGAGGCGGGCGGCAGCGTGAGCGTCGGATTGGGCGTCGTGAGCGTCATCCAGCCGCATCCCGTAATGAATCATCACCGCTGACAACTTCCGAGAACCCTTCCGCCAACGGTCGTAGTGCTTATCGAGAACGAAGGGGTCCACGATCAGGCCAGATGGGATGAAAGTCTGATCATGCGCTGCCAGGAGTGTGGCGTCGAACCCTGCGTTGTATATGCACAGGGCGCGTTCTTCATCGAACACAGCCCGTACCTCTGCGGATACCTCGGCTACCACCTGGTCGTGCGGCTTCCCATGCTTCGCAACGTATTCATCGGTGTAGCCATGGATCGCGGTTGCTTCCTGCGGAATTGGCACGCCAGGGTCTGCGATCCAATTACGCACCTGGACGTCCCGGCCGACGACTCGAAGGAGGCAGGCGGTGACTATCCGCGCGGTGAGCGGATCGGCGGAGGTTGTTTCGAAATCGAGCGCAGCCAAGGGCATTTCTGTCCAGGAACTCATGACTCTGAATACCCCGTCCTTTTTCGCGCGTGACGCCTTCGCTCGGACTCGCGATGACAAGTTCGGCATCGTCGGCCGCCGCGCCTTTTATCCGTGTTTTTCTCGTCGTACGGATGCCCCTGTGGGCAGCGCGTTTTCGCACGGTTAGCGTTGCCGGTGCTGTGTCGTTGCGCAGCGGCTTGTTCCTTTAGGCAGGTGCGACACCTTCGAACGCCCCGGACAAGCCGAGTGTTCGCTTCGGAGAACTCGTGGCCGCGTTTACAGCGCGACTTCAGCCGCTTGTTTTGTGCCTGTTCGTGCGCTGTAGCCCATCGACAGTTGTCCGGCGAGTACGGACCGTCGTTGTCGACGCGATCGATGCTCGCGCCGTCCGGGCGTTCTCCCATGTCGGTCACGAAGGCCCAGAAGTCGTTGCGCCATCGATCACATACATAGATGCCGCGTGCACCGTAATTGTGGTATGCGGAGGACGTCTCCAAGTGGCACCGAGCCTTCATCGACTGCCATACCCGATACAATGGGTGCGAGACCATACCGCCTTTCCAGTTCACGGCACGCTCACCGATCGCTTTCGGAGCGGCCTCCAGATGATCTGGTGCTGCGCATAGCGGATTCCCGCATGTCGAACGCACTTCCAGACCGTCTGCTACTGGTCCGACAAAGCACTCAAATGCCGCTCGCTGAACCGGAACCGAACGCACACCCCGATTCCCGATGCGCGGGCTCCCTTGACCATTGACAAACCCAGTCCATACGAGACAACCCGTGCCAGAGTCGACGACGAGCTTTGCGCGTAGCCGTTCTTCCAGCGTTGGAGTGACATACCGACGCGCGCATGCCCGGTCGCAGAACCGCTTCCTATCGGATGGCCTTTCGACGGAAAACTCGGCACCACAGTAGAAGCACTGGCGATCCACCACTCGCGGAATCGGCGGTACCGGGCGGAGCGCTGTCTTGCGGACGGTCTGGTTCATTCGCGGTGCCCTTCCGCTTCGAGGACCGATTCGCCTTCGGCCATGTAGACGGCCCTGAAACCTTCGTGGTCGTTTGCATAGCGGAGCGCTTTCAGTTCGGACTCCTCGGAGTTGCCGAAGTAGCGGGTTTCGTAGGCGTCGCCGCCTTCCCCGGCCCGCTCCCCCGCGACGGGGTAAGCGAGCCAGGCACCCTTGTCGAGTCGAGTGGTGGCCACCGATCACGCCTCCGGGTCGGGCGGGAACATGCCGCCGTCGGACCGCTCGGCTGGCATGTCCTGGATCGGCTCCGTGTCGACGGTTTCGCTGTCGATGACGGTGGGGTCGACGTGAATGGGGTGGTCGATGGCGTCGGGTGAGAGGTCGACTCGGATTGCTTCGTCGGCTTCGATGGCACGTGCGAAGTCGGTGGACTTCGGCATCCACTTCGACAGTTGGCGCACAGTGGTTTTCAGCGCCATGCCTTCGAAGTTGTCGACCCATGGGCCGAAGATTTCGCCCTTGGCGTTGCGGGCCTTGGCGTGCAGCTGCCGGTATTCGATCATCTCGTCGTAGGTCATGACCCAGAAGGCATGGCCGCCGGTCGTGAACTTCGCGATGGCGTAGAAGGCGACCATGTCACCGCGCGTGCCCTTCAACGCTGGCTTGTGGACGAGGTTGTCGGCGAGGCCGTAGTCGACATCGAAGACATCGTTCTCGTAGACGGTGCGCGCGATGAGGGACGAGATCTTGCCGGAGCGGTGCGCCAACTCGACGAGACCCTGATAGCCGATGACGAGTTGGGCTTTGTAGCCGCGGCCCTTGCCGTCCCAGAACGGGAGCAGCCAAGCATGACCGAGAACGCCGGGACGAAGCCCGAGCTGGGCGCAGGTCATGAGGCTTCCAAGAACGCTGACCTGTTCACACTGGGCGAGCTTCGGGTTCTGCTTGAGGCAGGTGATCGCGTCGCGGACAAGCTGCGCGGCTTCCATGCCTCGGGGCATCGCCATCGCGAACTGCTGCTCCATGCGCTCGATGTTCGAGCGCAGATCGTCCTTCTTCGCGGGTGCGTTCTGGTTGGCTTCGATGCGGTCGACAAGGTTGCGGGCCATCAGGCCACCTCTTTCAGGTCGAGGGAGAATGAGCGGTAGCGGGCGTAGACGTCGGGGTGGTCTTCGCGCAGCTCGTGGGTGTCGAGTCCGGGCCGGGTGAGGTATTCGGCGTAGAGGTCCGGTTCCGCGTCACGGAATGCCTTGGTTCGGAAGGGTCCGTTCTTGCGCGTCACCCACACGTCGTCGCCGACGAGGAGCCGGTCGTGTCCGGCCATGAGTGCGCGGATCTTGTTGCCTGCGGCGTGCTTTCGCTTCGCGGCGGCGGTTTCTGCCTGCTGGGCGAGCGTGTATTCGGCGTGCAGGGCCGCGATCTGGTCGCGGGTCACATGCAGGTCTCCCCCGACGGGTGGATGCAGCTCGTCGACGGCGGCACGGTCGGCGCTCGTCCCGGTAATGGGTGGTTCGATGTCGGTGAGGACATGGCCGCGCCAGAACCGTTCGCAGGCGTCGACGACCAAGTCGACCAGGCGTTCGTCGCGTTCGATCCGGACGACTTCGAGGCGGTTGCCGCCGATCAGCCCCGCCGCGTAGGCGTGGGTGGCGCCGGTGACGTACATGCCGTGGTGCAGCTGGAGTTCGGCATGGTCGGGGATCTGCCCGGTCCACCGGTTCGCCATGAACCACGCGGTGTTCTTGCATTCCAGGAGGCCGCCATCAGACAGCAGTCCATCGGGGGAATACAGCATGTGCGGGCGCTGCATCGAACGCAGTGTGCCGGGCGTGCGGACGGTCAGCCCGAGCCGCTCGCAGGCGACCTGCCGGATGACCGGTTCCAGCATGCGGCCCCAGAACATCGATTCCGTGTCGACGCCTGAGTCTGCGGGGACGCGGCGGGTTTTGCGCAGCCAGATCGAGTACGCGGAGTCCCAGTCGACCAGGCCGAGCAGCCCGGACACTTCGCTGGAGCCGATGCCGGCGAGGCGTGCTTCGAGCCATTCGGGGCTTCCGTGTTCGGTGGGTGGAAGCTCCTGGTACAGGGCAGGTTTCGTCACAGGACGCAGCTCCAGTCGAGCAGCCAGGCGAGAGCGCCCAGCACTACTCCGAAGCTGACCACGATGCCGTAGGCGGCAAGGGTGTAGAGGCAGCCGCGGAAGGCGCTGGTGTCGGGAGGGTCGGGTGTATGTTGAGGCATGGCCATGCCACGGGTTCCTTTCATCGCTTTGGGTTGCCGTGCGTGGTCGGCCCGTCCCCATGCCAGTGGGGGCGGGCATTTTTGTTTCCCAGAGAACCAACCAACGTTGACTACAGTCATCCGTGTTGATTCAAGTCAACACGATACCGCGCGCATGATGCGATCGCAACAATGTCGTTGAGGTATTGATTCAACTCGCAGAGAAAACCGGCGTTGACCTGCGCAGAACGCCGAGTCGCCTAGCAGCGGACACTAATCGAGTCAACGCGGCAGGTTTCCAGTCAAGTCAACAACCGATACCATCAGAGGCACCAGAGAACCGCCAGCACGCCCAATAAGGGCCACACGCCACTCGAAGGGTGTCTTCCGTGTCTCCCAGGACGACTAGTAGCGAGGCCACTGCCGGACAATGGCCGCGATACATCAACGCCCTCATGGACCTGCATGAGATGACTCAACGACAGATGGCAACGGAGATCGGCCTCAATCCATCGACGATTACGCTGTGGTTCAGCGATACCGGTCGCGTTCCCGACCGCAAGGCGGTCCGCGCGATCGCCGAGAAGTTCAACCGCCCGATCTCCGAAGTACTCATCAAGGCCGGATACGCCACAGCCGAGGAGTTGGGTATGTCCGCGGACCCGATCGACCCCCTGACCGACGCGGAACTTCTCCAGGCATTACGCGAACGACTCGACCGCCTGCACGTGCTCGAGAAACAAGCGACGGGCGGCGGCGACCACGCGACAGACCAGACCCGGCCGGCGCAGGATCAGCCCCCCACAACAGTCAAAACGCGACGAGCTGTACCCCGCCGCGACTGACTCCCCTGCTGATTTAGACGGCCTGATCCAGATCGAGATCATGGGCGCGGCCGCGGTCGAGGCGACGCTGGAACGCGGCGGTCTGCATTCCCTGCTTGGACCGTGGTTGGCGGAACGTGCGATAGACCGGGTCAGCAGGATCGAGGGCCTTGCTGACGATGACGCATTCGTAGTAGCCGCCGCGAGCCTTACTACGGCCGCGGTACCAGTCTTTGTGAGCTCGTCGATGAGGGCGCATCGCCCAGGCTTGCCAGCAGTTGCCGAGCAGGGCGCCCATGTCGCGATCGGTGAGGTCACGGTAGGGCTGCACTTGGAAGCAGCCGGAGTCCCACACGTAGATCCGGCCTATTTCCTTAGCCCATCTGCCGTCGGGTTCGCGCCAGTAGGTGGGGACACCTTCTGCTGGCAGGGTTTCGATTCCCAATGAGCGCAGATCGTCGACAGCATGCCCCGTGATGCTGGTGACGTCCTCATACTCTGGCTCTCGTGGTGGCATCCTGGTGTCCTCTTGCTGGGTGACGCGTCGACCTCTGGCTCGCTGCGGGTGCTCGGTGTCACGGGGTGGCGATGGGGCGGGACAAGGGACGGGTGTCGTCGTAGCACTCCCGCAAGGCCCTGTGTCGCGGTGTCAGCGAGTCTTGGGCCATCTCCACGAGAGGAGTCACACGGCGGGTCGGATGGCCCAATTGTGCTACTCCGGTGTGGCATGGCGCTGACTCTAATCCATTCCGCGTGGTTTGTCCCACTCTGTTCCTTTAAATGTTTCGCACTTGTTGTGGGTGTGCCCTTTACGATCCGGCGGGCACTCGAGATCGCCCAGTCAGCTAACCTTTAGCAAAGTGTGGACAGTTATCCGATGCACAATTCCAGACGAATTGCACATGACACGACCGGCCAGTTCATGACATGGCGTGCCAACATACTCGGGACCTATTGCCCAACGACCCCGACGCACACCACCCACGGCCACACCGTGCCACGACCACGCCCCGCCACGCGCTGGCAAGCCGCGCGTACACCGCCGCGACGAACCTGCCAGCCAGGGCGATCCGAACCCCTCGATTCCGCCCCTGGATGCGAGAACGCCCGTCTCACCAGGCTTTACTTCGGCCACATCCTTACATCCTCCACTCGCGGACATCATATCGAACGCATGTGCTAATACTACCGCGCAGCGCCACCCGCGCCAGGAGCTAACGATCCGCGTGTCCAACACTCCACCACCCGGGCCGCCCACGACCCGGTCGCCAACGCCGCGGCGCGCGGAGAGCGTCAGGAGCCGTCGGACATACGACCGTTGCACAGCCCGCCTTCGTGCGCCGGAACCGAGCCGGAGGCAGCATCGAGCACGAGCAGCCCTGGCGACTGCTCGGCATTCGATACATCGGTCCCACTCGCCCCGATGTGACACACCTTCATTACGGAATTATGGAATGAATGCATGACGGAATTACTGCATGCATGCACTTCCCCACTGACGGCTATCGGGAGCGAATGAACCGGTGGCGCCATTCCCTAGCACAGGCAACGATCGTCGCGGCAGCTACCACGCTGCAATCACATAGGCGTCGCCGGTTCCATTCACAATGCAGATGCATATGCAAAGTCATTTCACGTGGTAACCCACCAATTCCCGGAGCACCCCGGATTCACCCCAGACCCGACCGACTCACGACCGTCGCTCCACACGGTCACCCACACCATGCGTCAGCACCGGCACCAGGCGGCGCAGTCAACGCCCGAGCGCCCTTCGATCTACGTTGCTTTCAATCAACAATGTTGATTACAATCAACGCGCCGATGATCTGGCGGGACCTGACCAGAACCAGCGGGACCGCCAACCCACCCTGGAGACACCATGCCCAACACCACCGCCTGGCTGACCCGCCACGAGCTTGCCGCACGCACCAAGCTCTCCCCCAAGACCCTCGCCAACTGGGCCGCGGCGACCCCACCGAAGGGGCCGCGCTTCACCCGATTCGGCAACCGCGTCCGCTACCGCCTCGACGACGTAGTCGCCTGGGAGAACGAGCAAACCGACAACGCTGAGCAGCGGGTTGCCTGA